TGTCCTCGAAAATGTGTACGGGTCCCCGTCGAAAACCCGTTCGATTGGCCTTTTCGAGGGAATCGACCCCCTAGACTGACTATGCGTTTCCTGGCCCCCAGATGCACGAGGAGAGCCCTACATGCCCGGACCCACAGCCAAGCCTGTCGGCACCACAGCCCGCAGGAACAAGACCTCGACCAAGGCCGTCCTGAGCACGGTCGTCGACCACGACATCCCGACGCTTCCACCCGCGGAGGAATGGCTCCAGACCATCGAGGAGATCACCGCGTCGGCGGTCATGGCCGACGCTCCTCCGCCGGAGCATCGTGACTGGCCAGAGCCGGTAAAGCGCTGGTGGAACGACATCTGGTCGTCCCCGATGAGCAACGAGTTCGTTCACTCTGACATCCACGGCCTGTACCTCGCGTGCTTCTACATGGCTCAGGTGCTCAACCCCGCGCTGAAGATGAGCGATCGGATCTCGGCGTCGAAGGCCTACGAGACCCAGGTCCGCAACTTCGGCCTGAACCCGATGAGCCGCCGGACCCTCCAGTGGGAGATCGAGCGGACCGAGGAAGCACTGGCCAAGGGCGAGGCCCGCAGACGCCGCAACGCGACCGATCCGACGGTCACCGAGCCCGCGAGGCCAGATCCCCGCCGACGAGACGAGAGCGGGCTTCAGAACCCCTTCTCCGTCGTCAAGTAGGCTCGACCCCGGACGACATCGCCAGCGTCCCGCAGGACCCCTTCGGCACCCCCGGCCGGAGGGGTCCTGTCGTATCTGGACAACTCCCGGACACCCCGGCTTTTGTCACTTTCCTACAAAAAACGGGTCCCCGAGCTGTCCGCGGATGTAGTATTTTTGGCCAAAACACTTAACTACATGCTCTGACCAGCGAGTTTCACGATTTGTAGTACCCCTCTGTGAATTACCATACTACATTTTTACTTGCATCGATCTCGGCCTGACCAGCGGGTTTCACTGCCACGAGTACGTTGAGTCGATTCAGACTACGGGTCACGCCGTAGGAGGAGGGGTGGAAATGCACCCCCTCTGTACATGAACTCTGACATCAGTGACCCACCGACAGGCCGACATGTAAGAATTGACCGGCAAATCTAGCTTTGACACTAGGCTGACCCAAAACATTATTTTTACTCAGCATACTACAACAGTGAAAAGAGCTGGTCAGGGTATGTGGTAGAATCACTTTTACTCGTTTGGAAACGTACTCAAACGTACTCAAACGTACTACACCCAGACTCCTTGCGAGGGTTGACAAGCAAGTCTGACGTGGGTATGCTCGATGTCAGACCTGGTCGACAGACCACCGTTTCCTTTGTAGGGAGCCCACAAAAGTGATCGAGCCCGTCCGGCATTACGCCACCGCGAGACCCCGCCGCCGTCCCGGCGCTCGGATCGTCTGCGACACCCCGTCGTGCCCCCGCAAGACCTACCTCCAGCCGGAGACCGAGGAGCAGTCCAAGGAGTTGGCTCCGGGCTCCCCACCCGGGCCCTGGGTCACTCAACGGCTGCTGGCCCGGAAATGGTCGGTGGCGAACACGATCGGCACCTATTGCCCCGAGCACACCGTCGTTGTTCCCGACGTCGAGGAAAAGGTCTCCGTGGGCCGTTCCGAGGCCGCCAGAGCGCGCCACGCCGAACACCGCCGGAATATCCAGGAACAGATCGCGAAGGCCGACCGAAAACGCGAACTGGCCCGCCAGAGAAGTAATCGCTACAACGCCAAGAAACGAGGCAACAAATGACCGACGAGACCCTGAAGATCCCCGAGGACGCCGAGCGCCGGGAAACGACGCTGAATCTGATCACCGCGACTCTTGCCAGCGCAGCGGTGCAATCCGAGAAAGCGTTCAGGGAGAGTGGCTGGCGGCGATTCGCTCAGTGGTTGCTCGACAACCCGAAGCTGATCATCTTCAGCGACAACTGGCTCGCCGACGAAGAGGTCGCCGCGATCTACGCCGCCAGCCGAGATCCGAAGCTGCGCGTCGACGTCCGGCCGTGGAACGCCGACCAGGGTCTCGTCAAGACCGCGCAGGACACGGCCCGGCTCCAGAAGTGGATGGAGGCTCACCTGCCCGGCGACCAGGCCAAGCGGTGCCCGACGACGGCCGACAGCGCGATCATGGCGATGGACGAACTGATCCGCGAGCGAGGCGTCGCCAACTCCGCGGTGAGGGGGGTCGATCGGCTGGAAAAATGGATCGCCGAGAACATCCCTGCCGGGGAGCAGGATTGGACCCGCAATGCGTTCGACACCGCGATCCGGGTCATGGATGAGCTGCGCAAGGATCGGCAGCAGTTGGCCGAGTGGCTGAACTTGGAGTTCGGCGACGTCATCGACCCCGAGGAGAGCCCGACGAACAACGCGATCTACGTCATAGGGGAGCTGCGCGAGAAGTACCGCGCCGCCTCGGAGGCGATCGAGTCTCTCCGGGCTCGGCAGAGCATCAAGGACCGAGCGGAGCTAGAGAAGCTCCGAGGCGAGCTGAACGAGCAAACCCGTCGGCTCGCCGCGGAGACGAAGACCCCGCCGCAGAGCGTCGAGGACGCCAAGCGCGAGGCCGTGCGCAAGCTCGCCGAGGGAATCCCGGTCGAGGAGATCTATGCCGGTCCGCGCTGGAGGACGGTCGCCGCAGGTAAGACGCCGCTGGGTCGGAACAACCGGTTCGCCGGGGTCGTGAAGGTCGAGACGCTTCTCGGCGAGCTGGCGGGTGCGGCCAGCATGTGCTGGGAGAACGTCACCGCGGCCGGGGAGTTCGACTCGACCAAGGCGAAGGAGATCGTCGAGGAGGCCATCGAGCAGCTCGCGCTGATCGAGGAGGCTCGGCCCGAGGACCCGCGCGAGATCGACGACAACCAGGTCGCCGAGGCCGCGGCTCTCTACAACGCGATCTGGGACCCGCGGCTGTGGGTCCATCCGCGACCGGACCAGCCAAATCCGGTCAACGACCTGAAGCGCTCGGCGAAGGCCTACATCGGCGGGTACGGCGCCGACGCCGGGAAGATGTTCGTGGTGCCCGAGCCCGAGCACGGCGATTACCGCATGGCCGTGACGAACGACCTGCTGAAGATGGTCGTCGAGCGCATCAACACCCTCACCGAGACGGTCCGACAGATCGTCGGTGCGCCGGTCAAGGTCGAGGACACGACGTTCGACAATGGCCCGAAGACCGGGAGCGACGAGCCGTGAGCCAGGTCAGGTTTGAGACGGAGTACCAGAAGGCCCGGATGTGCGGCTTCAACGTGCGGGTCGGCGCGGACGTCGCCAACAGTGCGCTGATCGGCGGGCCGGAGATCGGGGTGGTGACCATGACGGCTCCGCTGACCGCTCGGGGATACCTGCGCTTCTACCTGCTGTTGTGCGGGTGGATCTGCGACGAGTGCGGGTCTCGGGTGACCGTGGCGAAGTTCCACGAGCACGCGAGCGGCCGGAAGGCGTGCGGGGGATGAGCTACAAGACCAAGGTCACGTTCTACTGCGACGCCGTCGACTGCCAGGTGAACCAGACCTTCGTGCTCGTCGGCATCGGTTACGGCGGGACCTGGCGGGCTCAGAAGGGGAACGGGGTCGTCGAGCCGGTCACGAAGATTCTGACGAAGGACATGGGGTGGACGATGGGGCTTGGCCGGACCGGGGGCGAGATCTCCCGTCGGCCGGACTCGATCGGCACGTTCTGTCCTAGCCACGGTGGTCGAGAGTCGGTTTCGACTTCCGGGTTGACACCAATCTGAACGTCACGTACCGTAGGTGTCATGAACGAAGACGTGAGAGACCTGGTCGGATCGACAGCCTCGATCGGAATGTCGCTGCTGATCACCTTCAGCGTCCTTCGCCTCACCGACGTCATCGACTGGTCCTGGGGATGGGTACTCGCCCCTGCCTGGGCACCGGCCGTTCTCTTCGGTGGGGCGATGGGCCTGAGCCTCCTTGTGGTGCGGATCCGCACTGCGTTCACCCGGAAAGGACGACGATGACCGACGAGTTCAAGCGAGCGCAGTTCAGCATGGGTCGCCAGTGCGGCAAGACCGAGCTGATCCGCCGCGCAGAAGAGATCGGCGACTTCGACGAGGCCGTCAAGGAGTTCGAGACGCTCGGCTACGTGCCGACTCCGGCGAACCCGATGCTCCCCGCCGACAACTACCCTCGTCGGGTCGACGAGGTGGCCGAGCAGCTCCGGCACGAGGTCGAGGACCGGCCCTGGGAGATCCCCGATGACCCTCACCCGAGCCGAGGGCACGCGAAGACCGTAGAGTACCTGAATCGGCAGGTCGCCGAGCGCGTGAACCGGGTGCGGCGAGAAGGTTATGCCGCTCCGGCACCGGCTTTCAGGATCGAGGTCGGGTCCGAGGCGCACCAGCACTTCGAGGACGCGATGGCGAAGTTCGCTCGCGAGGTGCTGCCGCCGCTCCGCGACTCTTTCCGAGGCCTGTTCCAGCAGGTCGAGACAACCTGGCGGTCGATGAGTCCGGCCATGGAGCTACTGGCAAAGATCGAGGCCGACATGGACGGAAAGCCGGTTCACCCCAAGGACATTCGTGACGATCGAGGGATCAAGCAGCCGTCCGCGGTGCCGCCGTTCTGGGCCGCCCGACCGAACGGACGACGTCGATGAGCGCGACCGCTTGCGAGAAGGAGAACTGGCGCACCGGAAGCCGGTGTGTGTTGCCTGCGGGACACGCGAACTGGCACACCAACGGGACGAACGAGAGCTGGTCTCGGCACGACAACTTTGACGTCAACGACTACCCCGACCCCGAAGCCGTCAAGGCGCTGCAAGACCTCGTTGACGAGTTCGGCAACACCGTCGGCAGCATGGGGTCGAGCGACTGGGACGGCCAAGAGCTGATCGGCGACTTCCTGGAGAAGTACGAGGTCCGACGCCGATGATGCATGAACCCCTCCCCGGCTCGCGGAAGGCGATGAAAGACCGCGGTGCGAGCCTGGGCAACCGGGAGACCCGCAAGCTCATGCGCAGGCTCATCGCGGCCGGTGGCGAGATCCGGGCCTCGTCCGGAAAAGGTCACCCACGACTGTTCTACCGAGGCCAGTTCGTAGCCTCGATCTCCCTGTCCCCCTCGGACTCTCGTGCCGAGAAGAACGTGCTCGCCAAGGCTCGGCGAGCAGGAATGAGTATCTGATGAGCGACACCGCGCTGAAAGTCGCTGTCGGCGATGTCCTGAAGGTCCGGCGACGCATCCGGGACCACGATGCTGAGAACGCCGAGCGGAAGCGTACCGGCCGCCCGTTCGGCTCGAAGCTCTACACCTGGGACTACACCGAGGTCACGGTGACCAGGGTCGGTCGGGTGTACTTCTACGCCGAGAAGGCCAACGAGTACGGGGGCCAGCCGTGGGAGCGCAAGTTCCGCATCGACAACGGTTGCGAGGTCGGAAACGCGCTGGAGTGCCAGGCCTTCACCCCCGAGTCGCTCGCCGCGCACCAACGGCGGGAGAGGGCCTCGCGGCAGCTCAACGACCTGACTCGGGACTACTCCTGGCAGAGCAAGCTGTCCACCGTCGCGATGGAAGGCATCGTCGCGATCCTGCAAGCAGAGGAGGCCGTTCGATGAGCGAAGCCGAGTACCGGAGTCTGGGGCCGCGCGATGCGATGCGCGCGCTGCTCCAGCAGTGCCAGACCCAGAGCGGGCCACTGCGCGACAACGATGGTCTGATCGACAACTTCATGGCTCAGTGGGTCGTGATGTCGAAGATCGACTACGACGTCGACAACGCTCGCCAGGCCGAGTGGCAGACGGAGGCGAAGCGCGCGTTCGCGGTGATGCTCCAGGCGATCAAGGCCGTCGGCGGGGACGAGTTCGGCGACACACTGGGTCAGCGGGTGCTCGACGAGGCCACCCGGATCTACGAGTTTCACGGTCTCAGCGCCGAGGACGAGTTCGAGAGGTTCATGCCGTGAAGCGATTGCTGACGCCGTTTGCAGGCCTGCGATTCCGCCGGGAGTACGCGGTGGAGTGGATCCGGGTCCGGCAGGCGATCGACGGGGTCGAGATGCCCCTGGAGACCGTCCAATCCGAGGCGACGCGGTCGTATGAGGTCGCCAGGTCGGCGTCGGAGTGGCTCAATGAGCGGCCGGGGATCATCTGGGCCCGCGTCGTCGAGCGCAGCGTGCGAGAGGAGCGGTCGCACTGGTGGCATCCGTGGCGAACGACCGGCGAGACGCGCTGGTACGAACTGGAACTCGGAGGGTCGGCCGAGAAGCCGATCTTCCAGATGGAGGACTAATGGCGAACAGGGCGAAGGTGACCACGACGAAGGCGATCTCGTTCGGAACCGGCGACGTGCCGGATCTCGTGGACGAACTCAGCAGTTTCCTTTCGGGGTCCTATGGAACGGTGAACGTGCAGGTCAGTCGCATCGAGCATGACCGGATGCCTGGCAGCTTCGATACCACGGTCACGCTGACGATCACGGAGTAGTTTGACCGGGTTGACGTCAAACCCTACAATCGATTGACCTGCACGAGGAGGACACATGCCCATCGAACCAGACGGCAAGATGACCGGGATTCCCTGGAGCATCGCCGTCGAGACCGAAGAGCCGAAGACTCGGGCCACCATGAGCCCTACCCAGGCTCGCGGCGTCGCTGCGCACCTGGTGAACATGGCCAATGAGGCCGAGGGGAAGCCGAATTACCGGGTCGCGCTGAGGAATCGCTGGAAGCCCGGCGGCGCCCGGGACGCCGAGAATCGGCTCATCGGGTTCGGTCTCGGCGCGGCGCTGCTCTCGGCGGTCAACGCGATCAGCGAGGGAGATCCGGTCTACTGGGTCCTGTTCGCCCTGCTGACCGCGGCGTCCGGGGTGCTCTACGGGATGCGCCGGGACGGCGACGCCAAGGACCTCAACGACGAGTTCCGCGAGAAGGTCCACGGCACCACGATCGACCAGTCCAGCGGCGTTCTGCCGTGGGACGTCCGATGAGTTGGGCCGAGCGCAAAGCGCGCTGGACATCGGGCCACACTCATCCGATAGAGATTCGATTCCTGGACTGGTTCCTCGTGGTTTACAAGATGGCGTCGAAGGGGCCTGGTCGGTCGTTGAAGAGGTGGTCGGTGCGCCGGAACATCGTCGACGGACAGACGATCGGTTTCGCTGTCGTCATCGTCCCGAGGTCGTGGTGCCTGTCGGTGGGGAGGCACACGCTGTGACCATCGTCGTCGGCCATCGGCCCGGCACGGCACAGGGAGGGAAGTTCGCACCCCGGGCAACGCTCGTCGGGTGCGACTTTCCCTTGTGCGACAAGGCGATTCACTTCCCGGTGAACCTCCAGTCGAGCAAGTCCCAGTGCATTCGGGACACCATCCGGTTCATGGAGGCGCACGACCGGCAGGCGTCCATCGCGGGCTGGACCGTCGACACCACCGTGGATCCGGCCAAGTTCTTCTGCTCAGCACACGCCGACAAGCCCAAGCTCGGCACCGTGATCCTGCAACCGAAACGAGACACATGAGCGAGATCGACCTACCCGAACTGACCACCGAGAACTACCTCGAAGCCGCGGACCTGATGCTGAGCATCCAGGAGAAGAAGAAGGCCGGGAGGAAGCTCTCGAAGAAGGACCGCGCGATCATGACCTACGCGGCGCTGATGACGTCGTCGGACCGATCGGCCGACATGTACCGGCAGCTCTACAAGAACATGCTGTTCGAGATCGGGGAGCCGATGTCGCTCGAAGCGGCGCAGAAGGCTCGGTCGTTTGAGACGATGCTGACCAACGGCATCCGCGCGGCTGAGAGCGGACTGGAGGTCGGCGAGCCGGTGGCGCTGCGCTCGATACTCGCCGACTTCCGCGAGATCTACTCGACGGATCTGATCCGATGAGCTGGGATCTCGTGTTCCAGATTGGTCTGCTGATCCTGATCGCAGACCTCTCCGTGTTGCTCCTCGCGGGTGTCGTGAAGGCCTTCCGCCGGTGAGCGCCGACGAGCGAGTCGCCGAGCTGAAGGTGCTCAAACGCATCGACGCTGACCGGGTCGGCCGGGTGCTGAAGCAGACCGAGGCCTCGATGCTCGACATGAGTCAGGCCGAGATCCAGGCCGTCATCGCGCAGGCCGAAGCGGACATGACCCGCTGCTACGAGGCCTCGGCGACCTTGCGCGAGGTCGGCGGCCAGCTCTCCGACGTGATGATCACGGCGATGGGGGTCGCGAGCGACAGGGGCTTCCGGATCAAGTGAGCATGATGGAACGGCTCGTCGCCGCGGTCGGCGCCTGGCTGGTGCTGGCCGCCGCGGTGAACGGAGCCGAGCACGACTGGCTCTCGTCGGCGGTGTGCCTGTTCTGGGCCACCGCGTGCCTGGTCAGCGTCTTCGGCCTGGCATCGGACCGGCGGGCCCGACGAACCCAACGGGAGCACCGCGCGTTGCTGGCCGCGGTCGAACGACAGCAATCAATCGAGGCCCGCTCCGCGGAATGGGTCCGCAACGAGGAGGGGATCTATGTCAGACTCGGGGATGACGCCGGAGCAGGTCAAGGAAGCGGCGACGGACACCATCCGCAACGCGATGAATGCGGAGACCAAGACCAGGTTCGGTGAGGACTTCTCCGTGCGCCACGGCATCGTCATCGCTCTCGTGGAGAGGCCTCGCGGGGACCTGGAGAAGCCGAACGCCGAGCGGGTGTCGCTGATGGTCAAGAACCTCGACGCCGTCCACCCGAGCATCGCAGTGAACATGCTGAAGGAGGCCACGGCGATCTTCCAGGCCGAGGCCGCGAAGAGAGGGAACTGATGGCGCAGAAGAAGATCGTGCTCCGGTCGCTCCGGGGCACCGGGGAGCCTTTCCAGGGGTCGATAGACGTCCTCGGGGCACAGCCGGGCATTCACAACCTGCCGAACATGCTGGACGACATCACGCGAGCCTGTGCCGCGGTCGACGTCGCGCACTACCCGGTGCCGTACTACGCCTCGATCGCACCGGCCGGTGGGACGAAGATGTTCCACGAGAGCTACGCCGACGGCTACCGGCGGGCACAGCTCGCCGACGCGCAAGGCCTTCCTTCGATCTGGGTCGGCTACAGCCTCGGCGCGGGGATCCTCGGGGACCTGCTGGCGGCCGGAGACCTGCCGAACTGCATCGGGGCGATCCTGCTCTCCGATTACGAGCGGCACTCGAAGCAGATCGATCCGGCGTGCAAGGTCAACGCGGCGCACTACGGATGCGTGGACCGGCGCTTCATCACCACCTCGGCGCAGGTGGTGCAGCTTTCGGCACCGGATGACCCGATCTCTGCGCTTCCGGCGACCAACGGGTTCCGACTGCTCGCGCAGGCCGTCACCGGCATCCGGCAACCGTGGAACGTCGGCTTCCTCGACCTGTCGGCGACGCTTGACGCTGTTCGGCGCTACCTCGGCACCCCACCGATCGGCAACGCACCCGCGCGAGCGAGCACCCATGTCGGCTACAACCGAGTTCGGATGCCCGGGTCGACGAAGACCTACACCCAGTACGGCGCCGAGCACGCCGTGCGCATGATCGAGGAGTATCGCGCCGCCGCGTGATACGCTGACGCCGTCTCAACTCGTGCAGGGAGCGGGACAGCCACAGCAGCGAAACCCCCGGCTCACAAGGCTGGGGGTTTCGTCTTGTCCCGGGGTACGATCGCGCCATGTCGTCCTCGTCGAGTCGTGCCAAGGGGAAGGCCTCTGGTGGCGCGCAACTGAAGGCCTACTGGCTCACCGGCGAGGGTGCGGCGAAGATCCGCTGGAACACTCCCGGTGACTTCACCAGGTGCGTCCGGCTGGTCCGGAAGTACGCTGCCAAGGAGGGCTTCTCCGCGGAGGGGTACTGCTCGCGACTGCACAAGGCGGCCACCGGCGTCTACCCCGGTGACAAGCGCAATGTGGGGAAGAAGGGCTGATGGCACGGAGGGAAGTGCCGCAGCGATGGGCTTGGATTTACGGAGAAAACGGAGAAGTAGTGGCGACCGACCCCGGAGCACGTGTCAACCGGCAGCACACCGCGTCCAGGCTCAACCAGCTCAATCCTCTGCTTCTCGATGGACAGATGGTCCAGGAGCGGGACACCGGGGCGCTAAAGGTCGGAGACGGCAATTCGCGCTGGCAAGACCTGCCGTACTTCGTTGGCGCGGTGGCTGGACTTTCGGACGAGCAGCTTTCGGAGGCCCTGGATGCCAAGGGGTTACTCACCCAAGCGGACGCTGACGCGGCTTATGCACCGCAGATCGGCGGCATCTACGTCGCCAACAGCCACGGACTCAAAGGCGACTGGACGGGTGGGGATGCGAATACCGGCACCGGCACCAACGACACCGCCGCGCTGCTCGCACTGATCGACGCGATACCGGACGGCTCAACCATCCTGTTCTCTCCCGCGTCTACGTATCGGCTCGATCCAATGGAGATCGTGGGACGGTCGCTGACCTTGGACTTCCAGGGCGCACACATCATCACCAAACTGATGGATGGGGTGGACTTCGCGACCGCAACCCCGTTCATCTCGTGGTCGTCGGAAGTTACCGCCCCCTACAACACCTCATCGGCGGGTGTGGCGCGCGGCGGCATCGAGGTCGTCACCAACCCCTACTCGCTGTCGAATGACTTCGTGCAGGATGAGTACGTGATCGTGCGTGACCACAAGCCGGTTGCGAAGTGGGATACCGATGTCAACGTGTCCTGGGTCGGGCGCGGTGAGATCAACATCGTGCGGTCAATCTCGCCGTCGTCGGGCATTGTGCGGATGCAGGTGCCGTTGAGTCACGACTACGAGCCGCATTTCTCGAATTACCCGACGATGCGTCGCATCCTCACCCCCGCGACGCCGATCATTCGCAACATCGGACGCATCAGTGACACCAACCCCGGTGGCGAGTACACCGGCGACGTCGAGACCACAGGCGCTCACCTGTTCTACTTCTACGGCTGCATCGACCCGCTCGTGCAGAACGTCGCCGCCAACGGCTGGCAGAACCAGATCACCGCATTCAATTCGTGCCTGCGTCCCATCTCTGACAATGTCCGGGGCCGCAACCCGTTCCAGGTCGGCGGGGGGCATGGATACGGCGGTCGCATGGTCCACTGCGTGGACGGCGAGTTCTACCGGTCGGAGATGTACGGCGTTCGACACGTCGTGAACTACGTCGGCTCGGCCCGTTGCGGTTCGCGAGAGTGCAAGTCGTTTGTCCCTGCTGGCGTCTCCTACCAGACTCACGGGTTACGGTCGCGCGACATCTACTCGATCGACGACACGGTCATCGGCGGCAACGGGGCGGGATGGGCTCATGGAAACGACTCTTTCCGCGCTGACTTCGGATACCGAATCGTCCGCCCGCGCTACTACGGCGAGAACCGGGCCATTGTCGCTCGATCCCGCTCGACCGGAATGCGTATCGAAGATCCTGAGATTCACACATCTGACACCGGCATCGCGGTCTCGGGGGCCGCTGGTGATGTGGTGATCGACCTGCGTCAAGGGCTGGTGGAGATTTTCGGGTCCGATGCAGACGCCTACGCGGTGCAGGCATTCGACGGCACAGGCACCGGCACGTTCAAGCCAGGTGATGTCACCGTGCGAGGTCCGGGCAGCCTTGTCGGTACTCGCGCACTCGTCAGCCTTGACGTGGACGGCGCGGCGCGGGTGGATGGCTTCGAGTACGACCAGGGTGACTCTCAGGTGCTGCACTGGGACGGCTCCGCTTGGGTGGAAGTCGAGGGGGGTGGCGGGGTAACACTCGACACCGACCAAACGATCACCGGGGCGAAGTCGATGTCCAGGGTTGGATTCTTCGGCACGTCTGCACTCGCCGTAAAGCCGTCCGCTACGGACGATCTTGGCACGGTCCTTTCCGCCCTCGGCCTCCGCACTGCCGGGACCGCGTACCCGATCACCACGTCAGGCGCGGTGGCCCTGACGGGCGGGGTCCGGACGAGTGTCGCAACCCGGACCGCAAACCACACGGTCACCGTGACCAATCCCCCGCATTGCCTCGTGGACGCCACTTCCGGGAACATCACGATCACCTTGCCGAATACGGGATCGGCGGGACATAGGTTCCTCATCAAGAAGATTGATGGTTCCGCGAACACGGTTGCGGTGGTCAGCGCCTCGATCGACGGGGCCTCCTCGGTAATTCTGGACGCGCAATACGAGTGGGTTGAGGTTGTCAGCACCTTCACTGTCGGCATCTGGTTCATCGTCGGTAGAGGCTGACTGGTCACCCGCCCATAACGTGAAGTCCTGGACCCGTTTGATCGGGGAGGAAGCTACAATCCTGACATGGCCAGGACACGACGACGCGGCGGATCGCTCAACACCCGGAAGAAGGGAAAGGCGAAGAACGGGGCCAAGTGGGGGCACGGGTTCGTCCCGAAGAACGCCGCCGCTCGGAAGCTGAAGAAGAAGCTCGACCGAAACGGCAAGCGCCGCAAGCGGACTTCGCAGGGGTACCCGAAGCGATGACGGCACGGTCCTCGCGGGCCGACGGTCTCCTTCAGTGGTTCACTGTTCACTCCCCGCGCAAGGAGTTCGATGGCGGATTCGTCATGCCGCAGCACTGGTTTCGGGTCAATATCTACGAGACCAACGCGCACCTGAAGGCCTATCGAGCCCGCAACGTCCGGCACGTAGAGGTCGAGAAGGATCTTGGCGCCGGGGTGATCTGGAAGCACGACGAACTGCCCGCCAACGGATTCCTCGGCACGCTGATCGTCTCAGCCGATTGGCTCAATGCCCGGGTCATCATCCACGAGAGCGTTCACCTCGCTGTGCGCGCGCTGAAGGGGCACACCGGGTCGCAGCGGCCGATGCTGAGCAACGGCCCGGTCGGTGTCGCGAACGAGGAGCTGGTCGCCTACCTTACCGACGGGATCGCGGCGTCGCTGATCAAGGAGCTGGAGCCGTTCTTCTGTGGAGGCCCGGAATGACCGGCCGCGCGCCAAAGCTCTGTTCCTGGCGGGACTCGGAGAACCCCTCGATCAAATGCTCGCGCCGGGCCGAACAGGCACCCAACGGCGACGACTTCCGTTGTAAAGAGCACTGGCGCAAGTCCTTTGGAGCGAAGGTGCCGAGGCGGGTCCGACCGCTCACCGAGGACGAGAAGAACTACATCCGCGAGCGCGACTTCCACGTATGCCGCAAGTGTGGCGCTCCGGCGCACCAGGTCGACCACATCGTCGAGGTCGCCGACGGCGGGGGCAACGAGCCGAGCAACCTGCAACTCCTCTGCGACGAGCACCACGCCGAGAAGACGCGGCTGAGCCAGGAGGCATGGAAGCCCGACGTCCGACGCGGCACGTCGGCACGAGCGCAGGCGAAGCGACGGGTCCGGGCTGCCGGGCTCTACCAGCAGTGACCAGGGGAGGAGGAATCGAATGCTCATCGAGTATCCGGCGGCGCAGGATGACGAGGTCGAGTTCCCGACCCTCGGACCCCAGGTTGCGCAGTTCATCGAGAGCCGGTTCAAGTTCGGTCCGGGATCGCTCCAGGGACAGCCCGCGCGACTGAGCGACGACCAGCTCACCGTGCTCTACCGGGCCTACGAGTATTACCCCCAGGGGTACAAGCTCTACGGCATCGACATGTCCGGCCGCCGTCGCTTCCAGCGGGTGAGTTGGTCGGTGCGCAAGGGGTCGGCGAAGACCGAGTTCATGGCCTGGGTCACCGGATGCGAGCTGCACCCCGATGCGCCGGTCCGGTTCACCGCGTACGACGAGAAAGCCGAGGGCGGGCTCGCGCCGGGACGCGCGGTCAACAACCCCTACATCCCTCTGCTGGCCTACACCAAGGACCAGACCGAGGAGCTGGCGTTCGGCGCTCTCCGCTCGATCCTGGAGACGAGCGAGGACTCCGACAAGATCTTCGACATCGGCAAGCAGCGCATCCTCCGGCTCAACGAGTTCGGCGCCGAGGACGGGAAGTGCCACGCGCTCGCCGGTAACCCGAACTCGGCCGACGGCGCGCGCACGACCTTCCAAGGCCTCGACGAGACCCACCGTCTCTACACCGAGACCCACCGCGACGCCATCGAGACCATGCTCAACAACCTGCCGAAGCGGCCGATGGAGGACGCCTGGCAGCTCGCGATCACCACCGCGGGGGAGCCCGGGCAGGGGTCCTACGCCGAGGACGAGTTCCGCGAGGGAAAGGCTTGCGCCGAGGGCAAGAAGAAGTCCGAGGGGTTCTACTTCCTGCATCGGCAGGCGCCGGACAACTCGAAGTTCGACACCATGGAGCAGCGGATGGCCGCGATCTGGGAGGCCACCAGCCCCTCGGTGCGCGAGTGGTCGCGGCTGGACTCCATCGCTGCCAACTGGGATCGCGAGGGAGCCGACAAGCAATACCTGGAGCGGGTGTGGACGAACCGGTGGACCCAGACCGCGGCGCAGGCCTTCGATCGAGACGAGTTCGAGGCGCTTGGCGACCCCCGGTTCGTGATCCCAGACGGCGCGTTCGTCACCGTCGGGTTCGACGGTGCGAAGTTCCAGGACTCCGTCGGCTTCGTGGTCACCGAGATCAGTACCGGCAAGCAGAACGTCGTGGGGTTCTGGGAGCGGCCGGAAGACTCGGTGCTTGGCCAGAATGAGGACGGATCGAAGAAGAAGTGGCAGGCTCCGGAAGCCGAGATCAATGCCAATTTCCACTCTATCATGAAGCGTTTCAACGTGTGGCGTGTCTACGCCGACCCGCCGCACTGGGTCGAGTCGGTCGGCTCGTGGCACGCGATGTACCCCGACAAGGTCTACGAGTTCTGGACCAAGGACCCGACGCGAATGTACTACGCGGTCAAGGGGTATCGCAGCGCGATCTCCAGCGGTCGGGTCTGCCATGACGGCGACCCTGACTTCGTCCGGCACATCGGGAACGCGGGTAAGCGCACGACACGCGGTGTCGACGAGGACGGTCAGCCTCGGTTCATCCTGACCAAGATCGCCTACGAGCGGAAGTTCGACCTCGCGGTGGCGGGCATTCTATCGTGGGAGGCTCGGATGGACGCGATCAACGAAGGCGCCGAGCCGGAGACCGATGGCGAGTTCATTCGGGCTCGGTAGCTGGGCTGATACAGTGAGCGCAATCGATGAGGGGATACTCGGGTGAAGGTCGTCAAGTACAACGAGCGGGTCAAGGCCGCTCGTCCCGAGGGCCACGATGACCCCACTAACGACTGGTTCCTCATCTACCTGCTGAAGGAGCTGTACGCCGGGTTCCCGCGACACAAGCGCCTCACCCAGTACGTCGACGGTGACCCGCCGAAGCCGGAAACTCCTGAGAGCGCCAAGGACTCGTGGAAAGAGTACGAGGCGTTCCGGAAGAAGTCGCGCAACAACCTCGCCGAGCAGATCATCGGCGCCTGCACCGACCGAACCACGGTGCAGGGGTTCCGCACCGCCGCCGAGTACGACACTGACGGCGACCAGCAGGCCCGCGAACTCTGGGACGAAAATGACCTGGATGTCAAGGGCGACAAGGCCATCAACGACAGCTACACCTACGGCCGGGGCTTCCTGCTGGCCGACCCGATCACGAAGAAGGCCCGGCACTACCTGCCGTGGCAGGCCACCGTCATCAACGACGTCGCCGAGAATCCTCGCGCCGGTCTCTGCATCGAGCACCGGCCGACCGAGGGCCGCGACTACGCCTTCCTCTACCTGCGCGACGTCGACGCCAACGGTCTCGGCACCGGCAAGGTCAGCATCCACATCGCCGTGCGCGACCGGGACACTCGCACGACCCTGACCGGCGGGCATTTCAGCACCGAGGTCCCGGTCTCGTCCTACCTCCCGCAGCGGTGGGTGTGGTGGAAGACCGTCCCGACCGAGCTGGATCGCATCCCGCTCGTCGACTTCCCGAACAAGGACGAACTCGGCGAGTTCGAGAAGCACACCGACGTCCTCGACCGGATCAACCACATGATCCTCCAGCGCGTCGTCATCGCGACCATGCAGGCCTTCAAGCAGCGCGCGATCAAGGGCAAGTTCCCGAAGTACGACGCCAAGGGTGTCGAGATCGACTACGACAAGATGTTCCCCTCGGACCCCAACGCGCTCTGGCTCCTGCCGGAGACGGCCGAGATCTGGGAGTCCGGACAGACGTCGATTCAGGACATCCTCTCCGCGGTCAAGGACGACGTCCGCGACCTCGCGTCGGTCACCCGCACCCCGATGAACTACTTCCAGTCCGACTCGGCGAACCAGTCGGCGGCCGGTAGCGAGCTCCAAAACGACTCCTACCTGCTGAAGATCCGTGATCGCAAGACTCGGATGTCGGCACGCTGGCGCCGATTCATGTCGCTGATGTTCGAGATCAACGGCGACACCGAGCGCGCGAACATGAAGAAGCTCGCGGTCATCTGGATGCCGAGCGACAACGTCTCGATCACCGATCGTTACTCCGCGGCGTCGCAGGCGAAGTCGCTGGGACTGTCGCTGCGCACCGTCATGCGCGAGGTGCTCAACTACGACCCCGAGACCATCGAGGTCGCCGAGCTGGAGATGATCTCCGAGACGCTGAAGGCTGCGATCCGAGCGCCACAGGCGGGTGAGACGACCGGGGCGAACCCCGCGCAGCAAACGCCGCTCCAGCAGCGCGCCGCGTCGGCGACAGCGCTCGCCGCGAGCAACGGCGCAACCAGCCGATCCACCGGGGCCACGGCCGGTAGGAGCGGCCAGTGACCACCCCCGGCGCGCTCCCCGCGCGTCCGGCGCTGATGGACGTGCCCCCGGTCCCGCCGGACCAGATGACCGCCGAGGAGACCGAAGCCTGGATCGTCGCGCAGGTCGCTGCGATCACCCTCGCCGCCGCGGCGATGCGCACGAACATCACGAACAACATCGTCATCCAGCTCGTCTCGATGCTGCGAATGATCAACCCCTACAACGAGAATGCCGTCACCCGGTTCGCCGAGGAAGCGGCGCAGCTCGTCACCTCGGGGATCGGGGAGGCCGGACGGATCGCCTGGTCGGCGGTTGCATCTCGGCTGGCCGTCCAGGGGCACTCGCTCCGCGGGGAGTACCAGCCGCCGGTTGACGGCCGGACGACCGACCTCGCGGTGGCCTACAAGCGGGTCGCCGCCGACTACCGGTATCGAGTGTCTCTCGGAACCGAGTCGATCGCCGGGACAATCCAGCAGGCCGAAGAGGAGCGCTTCCAGGCGATCGGCGGCGCGGTCGTCGCCGAGGGCAGACGAGGGGAGTCGAATGCCAAAGTCGAAGGCACGCAAAGGTCACCGACGAAAGGTGGCGGCTCGAAGTCGACGAGCGGAGGCGGAAGCGGAGCGGACCGGTCTGGATCCGCGAAAGGCTCCGATGGTTCTTCGGCTGGCGGCTCAGCGTCATCGAGCGGCTCGACGGCAGGCTCGTCAGGAGGAGCCGACACCCCTCGGCGTCCCACTAAGACTGATCGACCCGGCAACGTCGAGCCCGACGACTGGGAGCCCGACACCGAAGCTGCTCCCGGACAGGCCCCAGGAGATGTGGACGACGAAGAGGCGGCCCGTCTCGAAGCCGAGCTTCGTCGTGAAGCAGCCCTGAGCGACCAGGAGAAGCAGACGCTCCTGGAACAGGTCGCTCAGCAGGAGATGGAGATTCGTCTGGAGCGGATGGTCAACGACGACATCGGCATGGCGAATCGGTCGGCGTTCCGCGGCGCGATCAACGCCGTGCCGGGAGACGTCATCATCGGCTACCGGCGGGTGCTGCACCCCGAGCTGGCAGAGTCCGGTCAGTCGTGCGGCCTGTGCGTCGCGGCGTCAACCCGACTCTACAAGAAGAAGGATCTGCTCCCGATTCACAATCTGTGCAACTGTGAGCCGGTCGAGGTGATCAAGGGTCGCGATGTCGGCCAGCAGATCAACGACGAAGATCTGGATACACTCTACGGAGCCGCCGAGGACTCGACGGACCGTCAAGACCTGTCGAACACGAAATGGACGGTGTTTGACCATCCGGAGCTTGGGCCGGTTCTCCGGTCCGCGCCTCGGAGCCAGAGGAAGAAGCCCGTCGACATCGCGTTCAGTTCGCGGGAGTCAGCTAGTGACCGGGGAGGTCAATCATGAAGCACACCAACAAGTCCCGCATCATCGCCGCCGCCATGCCGCTCGACGGCATGGTGCCGTTCTCCGGCCGACCGGCCCGCGCCGGTCGAGCGATCCCGCGTCGCGACCCCGACCCCAACGAGCACGGCGGGAAGGGTGGCAAGGGCGGGAAGCCCGGCGAGAACGACGATCCGGATGATGATGACGATGACGACCCGAAGCCGATCGTCGTCAAGGACACCGAGGAATACAAGACCCGGGACCGCGAGGCCAAGGCCGAGAAGAAGCGCGCCGATGCGCTAGAAGCCGAGCTGGACAAGCTGAAGGAGGCCGGGCTCTCCGACGACGAGAAGACCCGAGCCCGTGAGCGCGACGAGGCCGTCCGCGCGGCCGTCTCCGACAAGGAGACCGAGCTGACCGACCACTACGAGGGTGTGATCGGCGGTCTTCAGCAGCAGATCATCGACTCCGAGATCGACGGCATCCTCGGGGCCGGTGGCTTCGAGCGCAAGAAGTTCGAGGACGTCATCGCGAGTTTGGACACCAGCCGATTCATCAAGGACGATGGGTCCGTCGATCGAGAGAAGGTCAAGAAGGTGTTCACCCCGGTCATCGAGGCGTCCACATCTCGGCCTCCGCGGACTTCGACCACGCGAGTCGCGCGGAACACCGGCTTCGGCCGATACCTGGAAGATCAGGACTGAGAGAAGGAGAGCCCCATGCCCGGTCTTGTCCCCCAGCGGACGACCAACACGAACATCCGGGACCACACCTGGCTGGCATCCGCCGACGGCCTGGAGTACGCGCAGAGCGCCACCCTCCATGCCGCGAGCCTGAAGGCCGCCGGTGGTCACCGCGAGCAGAACTGGGTCAAGGGTGGCACGCCGCTCGGCCAGATCACCGCCGCGGGTGCGACAAAGGACCAGTACGGCCTCTACGACCCGGCCGCGACCGACGGTCGGCAGAAGCACGTCGCCTTCCTCGTCGACTCGAAGCAGCTCATCGATCCCGTCACCGGGCAGGACAACGTCCCGCTCTCCGGCGCGATCATCAAGCGGGGCCAGATCCTCGTCAACCAGCTTCCGGTCGACTTCGACGTGACCGACGCCGACGTCAGCCCCCATTTCATCTACCGGTAATCGGCCACCACCGATACCCCTTCACCAGATAGGAGTGGGCGATGCCCATCAATCGCGACTACGTCGACCCGGCGGAGATCACGCGACAGGTCCGAGTGGCCCTGGCAGAGCAGGACATCAACGGCCCGAACACTCTCGCGCCGTACCTGCCGTCGGAGACCATCGACGACATCGAGTACAGCGCGGACGAGGGTCAGGGTGGCCTGATCGAGGCCGCGATGTACCGCGCGTTCGACGCCGAGCTGCCGCTGGCGAACGACGAGGCGCTCGGGCAGATGCGTGGTCGCATCCACCCGCTCGGCCAGAAGATCCCTCTCATGGAAGAGGATCGCATCCGGCTCCGCGCCGGGGCCGAGAGCGGCCTGACCAACTACATCGACCGGGTCGCGCGCCGCATCGCCCGCGCCGTCGCGCTCCAGATCAACCTGAAGCGCGCCGAGGCCCTGGCCCTGGGCAAGCTGGTCTTCGTCGGCAACGATCAGAACTTCGAGGTGCCGTTCGGGCGTCGCGCGGACTTCACCACCACCGCGGCCGAGCTGTTCACCGACCCGGACTCCGACCCCATCCAGTACCTCTCGGATCTCAACGAGCTGTACCTGGACGAGAACGGCTTCGAGATCGGCGAGTTCCTCACCTCGACCCAGGTCAAGTCGGCGTTCTACCGGCACCCGAAGGTCGTCAACGCGGCCATGGGTCGCGACGCCGCGACCTATGGCCAGCTCGCCCCTGACGCCAACGTCGCGGCGCTGCTCGCGCAGCACAATCTGCCCGGCTTCACCGTCAAGGGTGGCCGCGTCAAGGTCCGCGAGGTCGACGGGTCGCGCACGATCAAGGACCTGCTCCCGCGGGACTCGATCATCGCGCTCCCCGCTGGCGGCGACCCCGCCGTCGCGGGCTCGTCCGAGCTTGGCTCGACCTACTGGGGCAAGACGATCGAGGCCGACAAGCCCGCATGGGGCCTGTCGGAGGAGGAAGGCCCCGGTATCGTCGCTGCCGTCCACGACAACGACGACGTCCCCGCTCGGATGTGGGTCTCGGCGCACGCGATCGCGATGCCGGTGCTCATCAACCCGAACTACTCGCTCTGCGCGAAGGTGATCTGACATGGCCGACCGTAAGCTCGTCACATATGTGATGCTGCGCGAGCCCGGCGCCACGTCCATGTCCACCTTCGGTCCCGGCGACGAGCTGCCGGACTGGGCCGAGAAGATGGTCGAGGGGAAGGACCATCTCTTCGAGGCTCAGGACACGGCCGATCGCGCTCGCGCGGTCAGTCAGCCGCGTCCGGCCGAGCGAGACCTCGCCGACAAGGACTACGCTCCGGGCATCGGCCCGGGTCGTGAGCCCGCGGCCAGCGAGGAGGGCGATTCGCAGCTCGTCGACATCGACACGGTGCCGGAGCCGCCGAAGGGCAACGCCTCGCGCGAGGCCTGGGCCCTGTTCGCCGAGCACCCGGCGGTCGGCGTCCCCGTCACCCCCGACATGGGTCGTGACGACATCAAGGACGCCTGCATCGACGCCGGGTACGTCGAGGCATAGCACGAACCGAGAGGCCCGACCCAGGAAGAGGAGGATGGCGTGGCCGCACTGGCAAAGTTTGACAACGTACAGCGCGGCTTCGAGAAGCCCATCCCCGCAACTCTAAAACCCAAGGTGGAGGAGTTCCTCGGTCGGGCCTCTCGGCGTCTGCACTTCCTGGTCCCGAAGCTCGAAGCCTCGCTGGCCAAGTCCTACGCCGAGAGCGACTACGACCCCGAGGCACCCGAAAGCGACGACAACGAGATCCCGCTCGTCGCCGGGTTCGTCCGGGACATGGTCGTCGAGGCCGCCGAGGTCAAGCTCCGCAATTTCTCCGGCTACAGCTCGGAGTCGGCGGGTGTGTTCTCGGTGACTCGCGAGGACTACTGGGCCAAGGGTCGCGTCGTCTTCAGCGCCGAGGATCTGGAGCTGCTTAACCAGCGCATCGACGAGACCTTCGGCGAGACGATCACCGGACCCATCGCCACGCGCGTCCCGGCCCACCGGTGGCCCTGATGATCGGGATGAACGCCTGGATCGGTGGCGTCGACGTCGAGGTCTGGTCCGAGCCGAACTCGCAGCAGGGAGACTCCTGGGGCGACAAGAAGGCTCAGGTCAAGCTGTTCACCCTGGAGAGCGTTCCCTGGGTGCCGCGCACGACCACCATGGCCACCAACGACAGCTTCCGTGAGCGGATCGAGAGCGGCTACACCGCGTACCTCTCCGCTGACGACATCGCGAAGCTCCGCGAGAACTACGAGTTCCGCGTGACCTTCCCGACCGGCCAGCAGGCGGCGTTCGCGCTCGACGGCTCGCTCGAAGGCCTCATGTGGGACCAGAACCCGCTCTCCAGCATCGACCTCGGGAACGAGGTCAACTTCAAGTTCCTCCGCAGGATCGGTACCAGAAGTGGCGTCTAGCAAGCTCTTTCGTACCGGGTACGAAGAAGACATCAAGGGATTCGGCCAGCTCCTCCGGCGGTCGAAGCCACTCGACCGAGCGCTGCGCTACTCCGCGGTCCAGATCGCCTGGTACTACCGGCGCAAGTACCCCCGGTCGAACGAGGGAGGCGCCCCGTCGGCCGACCAGGTCACCGTGATCAAGCGCGTGCCCGGAGGCCGGAGGAAAGACCGCATGGAGATGCGGATCGTTGCGAGGAACCAGAAGAATTGGAAGGAGATGTCGGAGACCTTCCGCGGCGCACTGGTGCATACTTCCGGCGGCCGGAAGATCAGCCGACGAGGGAGGGTCTCAGGATGACGTGGACACAGCCGACGCTCGATCAGCTCATCGAGGTCACCAAGGAGCGAGTCCCGGGCTTCAACAGCGACTTCCCCGAGGGAGTGACCTACCCAGACATCGAGAAGCTGTTCGCCTCGGTGCTGCGCCCCCTGGTCGAGAAGGACAGCCACATCGGCAACTTCGTCATCTCCGACTACGACCAGGACAAGGTCGACGAGCAGACCGGCGAAGTGGTCGACGGGCCCTTCATCGAGATCCATCGCCGCGGGGGAGAGTATGACCCCGACGACTTTTCGTACTCCCCGAATGTGGAGGTACTGTTCTGGGGGAAGTCGAGGTCGGTGGCGAACGACACCGCTGGTCTGGGGACGATCCTGCTCCTCGGGTGCGGCGGCGCCGAAGTCGACGGCATCCAGCTCGATTTCGTCGAGGACGCAACGGGAGACGAAGAGGTCCGTCAGAACAACTTCGACGACCGTTGCGTGACAAGACAATTCCGAACCGGATACCGACCCATCTACCCCGACTGAGTCGGGACCGAAGATAAAGGAGTAGGGCAGATGCCTTCGTTCCAGACCCTCGCCAAGCGACAGGGTGAGCTGATCCGCAAGCCGCTCGCAGGCGTCATCGCCACTGCGCCCGAGGACTTTGTCCTGGATGCCGAGTTCAAGCTCACCACGCTGGCCGCTGGCGGCGCGATCGAGCTGACCGAGCTGGACGATTGGGACCAGCTCGGATGGGTCTCGAAGTCCGACGGCGTCGTGTTCGCCGCCGACACCGAGACCAGCGACATCGAGTCCTGGGGTGCTCTGGAGCCGACCCGCTCCGACATCACCAAGGACGTCACCTCGGCACAGTTCACCTGCCAGGAGACGAACAAGATCGTCCTGGAGATGTTCTACAACGTCGACCTGGAGACGGTCTTCGGCGACTTCGACACCGGTGAGGTCGACTTCAACCAGTCGGCCGAGCCGACCACCACCTACCGCCGGATGCTGTTCCTCTCGAAGGACGGCAGCGGCAACAAGGAGGTGTTCATCGGCAAGCTCATGCCGCGGGCGAACGTCTCGGCCAAGAGCGATCAGAACTGGAACTCCGAGGACGCGCTCGTCCACGGTATGACGGTCAACGCCAAGGTCGACGACGAGCTGGGCTACGCCGTCCGGCACATGTTCGGCGGCGCCGGGTGGAAGGCGCAGCTCACCAAGATGGGCTTCACCCTCGCGCCCGACCCCACCCCGTAGGACCCCGGCCCGGCTCACTCTTCCTCCCCGGTAGTGAGCCGGGCCGGACCCCACCGGGGAGTCAGATTTTCAGAAGGAGAACACCATGTCGTTTAACGCCGTCAAGCTCGTTCACCCGAAGACCGGCGTCGTCGTCACGGCGACCACCGCGGTCGACCTCACCAACTTCCGCTTCAACGACGGCTACGTGCCGGTCGACACCGCGAAGGTGCTCGTCGGTTCCGAGGACGGCGAGCGGAAGTACCCCAAGCTCGCCGAGGGCCTGAAGGTCGTCGAGGAGATGGAGTCCGCGGAGAAGGGCGACGAGCCCGCCGAGGACGCACCCGCTGCCGACGCCGCGGCCACCACCGACACGACCGAGACGAAGGGCGACGACACCAAGTCGGCCGACGCCGAGGTAGCCTCGACTTCGTCGAAGACCGGCCGCACGGCCAAGGGCTCGACCGCCGCCAAGAGCGGCACGGATGCGACCGGCCAGCAGGTCGGCGTCAACTAGTCGAACTACCGGGGAGGTAGACAGTGGGAACCAGTTTCGAGTCGCTTGTCTCTCGCGCGCAGAAGCGCAACAAGGGCAAGAACCGGAAGCCGTTCGTCCTGGAGATCCAGGACGACGATCCGATCACCATCGCGTATCCCGATGCGGTCAAGTCGATGGAGTACGAGGCGGCCACCACGGTCCGGGAGCAGATCCGGATCCTGGCTGGCGCCGACTACCCCCGGCTGATGGACCTGTTCCGCGGGGAGGACATCTCCGTGGTCCAGATCCTCCTCACCGAGATGTGGGATCAGTGGAACGACGACTCGCATGACGTGCCAGGGGGAAAAGAGGTCTGATCGACCTCTTCGACCAGTACGGTCGAGACATCCTCCTGGACTTTCGTGAGCACTGGAATGGCCTGGACGTCCTGGATTACTTCGACGGCACCCGCTCGTGGTTCGAGTTCTACGAGTTCCTCAACGGGTTGCCGCCGCACTCCAGGGTCCAGGCCAAACTGGCTCTCGACCCAGAGATCGCCGCGGTCATCAAGAAGCGTCGCGAGGACGCCGAGGCCGACGACGACGAGGATGACGAGGACGACGAGGGCGAAGCAGGCTGGAACCCCCAGACCCGCTCGCAAGAAGGCTTCACACCGGTCATCGCGACGCTCTACACGGTGCTCGAAGCCATCAACGAGATCCCCCGCACGCTGATCGCGGTCAATGGCCGCAAGCCACCGCGGGCTCAGAAGATCCCCCGGCCGGTCAGCGCGCTGGACATCCTCGAACTCGAAGACGAACGAGACGACATGGCCGATCTCTCGTCCAGGTTTGGCCTTCGCAAGCCGAGCTGAGCTAGGATCGGAATCGCCTACCGAGAGGGCACCAGGGAACGGAAACCCCTGGTGCCCTTTCGCACATTCGGAGAGGGGTGAGACGGCGTGGCGAAGACCTTCCTGGTCGGTGAAGGCGCCGTCCGGCTCATCCCGAACGCTGCCGGATTCCACGTCAAAGCCCGAAAGGCGATCAAGGAGGGTGGCGGCCTCAACGTCGGCGTCGACCTCCGGCCGGAGACGAAGGCCTTCCGCCAGGAGGCGCGCACCCGGCTCCAATCGGTCAAGCTCACCCACGACGTGAAGCTGCGCGCTGACGTCACCGGGTTCAGCCGAGACGCGCAGGCCAAGATCGCCGCCACCCGCAATCTCTCGGCCAACGTCAACCTGAAGGCCACCCTCGACAAGGGCTCGCTCCGCAGCGCATACGACGCCGCGCGACTCCTTCTCGCTTCGTGGGGTCCGCTGCACGTCTCGATCAAGGCCAGCGTGGATGACGCCGACCTCCGGCGGGCCCTGGAGCAGATGCGCGTCCGGGTCGAATCCGCACGGATCACGGCGAACATCCGGAGTCGCGACCGAGGCGGAATCGGCGGGGGTATCGGTGGCGGTGGCGGTAGCGGAGGCGGTGGTGGGGGCCGACCCCTGCGCACGGCCGCGCGCACCACCGCGGTGATCGCAGCCCCCATTGTCACCCAGGCCGCGCTCGGCGGTCTCACCGCGCTCGTCGGCGCCGCGTCGCAGGCCGCCGGAGCACTCGGACTCATCCCCGCGGCGGCGGTCGCCGCCGGAGCGGGCCTCGCCGCGGTGGCCATCGGCGCCGTCGGCATCGGAGGCGCCTTCTCCGCGCTCAGCGACGCCTCGGAACAGGCCGGGAGCGCGGTCACCCAGAGCGCCAGCCAGCAGGCCTCGGCGCAACGCCAGATCGCGCAGGCCGACCGCGGACTCGCCACTGCGCACCGCGGGGTCACCCGCGCGCTCGAAGACCTGAACAACGAGCGCCGCAATGCCGTTCGTCGCCTCCGCGACATGAACGACGAGCTGAAGATGGCTCCGATCAACGAGCGCGAGGGAGCGCTCGCGATCAAGGAGAGCTACAAGCGGCTCCAAGAGGCCTATGCCTCCGGCGACGTCCTCGAAATCGAGGGTGCGCAGATCGACGTCGAGAAGTCGAAGCTCCAGTACGACCAGATCCGCAAGCAGAACTCGGACCTGGCCGCAGACGTCGCGATCGCGAACAAGAAGGGAGTCGAGGGAGACTCCCAGGTCATCGCGGCCAAGGACGGGGTCGTCGACGCCAACAACGCACTCATCGATGCGCAGGACGCGCTCACCTCGGCGATGGAGTCCGCGGCCGAAGCCACGAAGCAGATGGCCGCCGGGACCGACAAGCTCGCACAGGCGATGGCGAAGCTCTCCCCCAACGCGCAGGACTTCGTCCGGAAGATCCACGCGCTCGGCCCGGCATGGACCGAGACGCGAAAGTTCATCCAGGACAACCTGTTTGCTCATCTCGGCGACTCCGTCACCCGACTGGCCGGAGTCCAGCTCCCGGTGCTCCGGACCGGGCTGGCGGGCATCGCCTCCGAGATCAACCTCGGCGTGCGCGGCGCGCTGGCGACCTTCTCCACCGAGATGGCCGCCGCCGACTTCACGACCACGCTGGAGAACACCCGACAGATGTGGGCCGGGATCGGGCAGAGCTTCGCCCCGTTCTCGCAGGCCTTCATGAACGTCGCGACCGTCGGCTCGGAGTTCATGCCCCGGCTCGGCACCGCGGTCGCGAACATGGCCAACGAGTTCAAGCAGTTCACCGACGGAGCCCGGGCCGACGGATCGATGCAGGAGTTCTTCGAGAACTCCCTGACCATGGCCAAGCAGCTCGGTCGCATTCTGGCCAACGTCGGAGCCATTGTCGGCGAGGTCTTCTCGGCCGGAGCCGAGGTCGGCGGGGGCTTCCTCAATACCATCGAGACCGCGACCGGCGAGCTGCGCGAGTTCCTCGGGTCGGCCGAGGGCCAGACCGCGCTCACCACCTTCTTCGAGGGTGTCCGCGTCGCCGTGCAGACTCTCGCTCCCATCATCCAGATCGTCGCGTCGACGATCCTCACCGTGCTCGGGCCCGCACTGACCGACCTCGTCATCGGGCTCGGCCCGGGCCTGGTCGCCATGTTCGAGGGGCTCTCGGTCGGCCTCGCGGCGATCCAGCCAGTGATGCAGGTCGTCGGCCAGGCCATCGGCACCATCGGCGTCGAGCTGGGCGAGGTCTTCAAGGTCATCGGCCCGGTCATCGCCGAGACCCTGTCCGCGCTCGCACCGGCGGTCCAGCCGCTCGCGCAGGCATTCGGCTCCCTGATCACCGCGGTGGCGCCGATCCTGCCGCTGCTCGCGCAGCTCGTCGCGCAGCTCGTCGGCGCGCTGGCGCCGGTCCTAACCACTCTCTTCGACGCGCTCGCCCCGGTCATCTCGCAGCTCGTCGAGGCCCTGATGCCGGTCATCCCCCCGCTCGCGGAGGTGCTCGGCCGACTCGCCGGTGTGTTCGGCGAGATCATCGCGACGCTGCTCGGCGCGCTCGGACCGGTCCTCGTCGACCTGGTGAACACCTTCATGGACCTGATCGTGCAGGTCATGCCGTTCACCAACCTGCTCCTCGACCTCGTAGCCGAGGTGCTCCCGGCCTTCGCGTCGATCCTGACCGAGATCCTCCCGCTGCTTCCGGCGCTCGTCCAGCCGCTTGTCGAGCTGGCCATGGCCGTGCTGCCGAAGCTGCTCCCGGTGTTCCAGGCGCTCGTGCCGATCATCGGCGAGGTCATGAAGTTCATCGCGGGCATCATCTCGTGGGCCATCCGCGAAGTGATCGTCCCCGTAATCACCTGGCTCTCAACGCCTTTGGAGAACATCGGCCGCGTCTTCGGCTGGCTGTGGAACGAGGCGATCAAGCCAGCCTGGGACGGGATCACCAACGCGATCTCGTGGGGCTGGGAGAACCTGATCTCCCCGGCTTTCGACGCGCTCCAGACCGGGATTTCGCGCGTCGGCGACTTCTTCTCCGATGTCGTCGACGGCATCCAAGTTGCCTGGGGCCGACTGCAATCCGCGGCCTCGACCCCGATCAACTGGGTGATCAACCACGTGATCAACGGCGGTATCGGCCGGGCGTGGAAGGCCGTCGACAACTTCCTCGGCGGGCACCTGCCGGACTGGGTCGACGTCAGCCCGATCGGGATGGCCGTCGGCGGCGAGGTCCCCATGGCCAAGGGTGCCGAGCGGGGCAAGGACTCGGTCCGCATCCTGGGTATGCCGGGCGAGCACATGTGGGACGTCGAAGACGTTCATCGCGCCGGTGGCCAGAAGGCGATGTACCGGATGCGTGACATGGTCATGCGCGGGGAGCCGTTCACCTGGACCCCCGGCGGCCTGGCCGCGGCGACCGGCGACGGCGCGCTGCCGCGCTACGCCAAGGGTGGCGAACTGTCGGCGGGTGACAAGCTCTCCCCGCTCCCGGGCGAGGGAGGCCTCCAGCCGATCGCGCAGCTCATGGCGCGCATCATCAAGGGCACCTGGCCCAAGACAGTCTCGTCCATCGGCGGGTACCGGCCGCCGGACGGCTACAACGAGCACTCGTCCGGTCGCGCGCTCGACGTCATGGTGACCGAGCTGGGAGGCAAGACCGGCGACGAGGTCACCGACTTCTCGATGGCGAACCACAAGAACTACCCGGTGAACTGGACCATCTGGAAGCAGATGATGCACTACCCGCCGGACGGTCGCACCGAGGGGATGGACGACCGAGGGTCGCCGACGCAGAACCACATGGACCACCCGCACATCTTCTACTCGGAGAACCAGAAGGGGCCGATCAACCCCAACGTGATGCCCGACAACATCGCGTTCGGCGGGGTCACCGATGCCGGTGTGCGCAAGGGCATCACGGCCTGGGCCGAGAAGGCGTTCAACACTGCGCTCGCCCCGGTGAAGAAGCTCCTCGACTCCGCGGCGTTCAACCCGCCGCCGGAGATCAAGGCGACCCCGCGCGAGCTGTACAAGGGTGTCGTTCAGCCCGCTAAGGAGAAGCTCCTCGACAAGGTGTCGGAGCTGACCTCCATGGAGGGCTGGAAGAACATGCTCGGCGGCGCCGTGGACAAGGTCCGCAAGGGTGCTGGCGGTCTCCTCGGCGGGATCGCGAAGCTGTTCGACACCGGTGGCGTCGTCCGGCCGGGCACCACCGTGGTCCAGAACGACACCGGCCAGGACGAGTACCTGCTCAACCCGCTCGACACGCTGATGCTGCGCGGGCTGATCGGCGCGCTCCGCGGCATCGGCATCAACCCGAAGATCGAGCAGCAGGCGCCGCTGACCCCCGAGGGCACCGGGCCCGCAGACGTCAATATCGCTGGCGTCGGCGGCCAGTCGACGACCCCGGGAGAGCTGCCCGTTCCGCAGCAGGAGGAGATCAAGCCGCCGACGGCTCAGGATCTCGACGGTGGGCTGGCGGGGACCGGCTCCGGCGCCGCGACGATCCCGCTGAAGCGCAATCCCGACGGCACCTACACCTCGACCGACCCCGAATGGGCCAAGCTCATCCAGCGGGAGTCCGGGGGCGACCCCACGGTCACCCAGAAGGTCACCGACGTCAACTCCGGCGGCAACGAGGCGTCGGGCTTGTTCCAGATCGCCAAGGGCACCTGGGCCTCGAACGGCGGCACGAAGTACGCGCCGACGGCGGGCCAGGCTACCCCCGAACAGCAGGCCGAGATCGCCGCGAAGATCTTCAACGATCAGGGTGGCTCTCCCTGGGGGTCCGGGGCTGGCCAGAACTTCGGCCGCGAGGACGAGGCGTTGCTGCGCGCGGGCATCCGCCCCGCCACCCCGGCGGGCACGAAGGACGACCCGGTCGCGGTCACCGTCGACACCCCGTCGGCCGACCCGTCGAAGGACTGGCCGACCACCGCGGAGACCGCACCCGGCGACAAGACCGGCTCGGCGTATGGCCAGAACCTCCAGGGTGCGGCGATCGGTCCGGACGGGCAGTACAAGCCGGACCGGAACGTCACCCCGGGACCGAGCGGCACAGCGGCGCAGAAGCCGATGTTCATCAACCCCTTCGACACCTTCGAGGGCAAGATCGGGCAGAGCTTCGCCGAGCACACCCCGCTCGGGATCGGCGGTCCGCAGGTCTCCAAGCTCGCCGAGAAGGCTCCGGCCATCACCGAGCTGGCCAACGGCGTCGCGCAGAACATCCCGGCCTACGCCGCCGCGCTGGCAGGCAATCCGGCCATGCTCGCTGAGAAGGTCGCTACGGCCACCGGCGCCTGGGCCACGAAAACCGCGACCGACTTCGCGAGCTACATCCCCGAGAACGCCGGGGGCATGGTCGAGTCGCTGCTGTCCGCAGCCGCGGGCCCGCTGATTGGTACGGTGAACACCGGCCTGAGCAAGGATGACTTGACGTCAACCATGGAGGACGTCCAGAACCGGCAGATCAGGCGAACCAAGACCGGGCGACGGAGGATCTGATGGGGGCTCTGAGCCGCGGAGACAAGACCTGGGTCATCTACCGCGGGCCGGAGGGCGGCCGGTTCTGGCTGTCCGGGATGCCCGGTCGCGGAAAGCAGGGTGTCGAGCTGGCCAACGGACTCGTCGGACTCGACCGGCCGCCGACGGAGTTGGTCTGGCTCCAGGAGGCGAAGCAGAACGGCGCCGACCTCGTCGGGTCCAACGTCGACGTCCGCACGGTCAAGGGTGCGGTGAACATCCTGGGCCGGACCCCGCGGGAGCTGCGTGCGGCTTTCGACGAGTGGCAGCGGAACAACTTCTTCGACCGGTACTCCCGGCTGTTCTTCATCAACAGCTACAGCGGCGTCCGGTACCTCGACGTGCTCCTCGGCGAGTCGACGAACCAGTCGATCGACAAGGACCCCGCGCTGCTCCGACGGATTGCCGACTACCCCTGGACGTTCGTCAGCCCGAACCCCTACTACAAGGGCTACACCGAGGAGTTCACCGGCAAGGTTCCGGCCAGCGGAGAGTCGACCGTCGAGATCAAGGTGCGCAACCTCGGATCGGCACCGCGGACCTACCCGCGGATCTATCTGCCCGGGCCCGGCGTCTGGCACATCCCCCGAGGAACGCGCGCAGCGAACTGGCGCGGCGAGGAAAAGCTCGGCCCGATCGACAACGAGGACACGATCCCGCTCCCCGCGTTGAAGACCGGCGAGGGCATCTGGCTCAATCCGGATCCGCGCATCGAGACCATCACCCGGGAGTCGGCCGACGGCAAGGAGAAGAACCTCTGGGCACAGATGAGCGGTCAACGACCGAGGCTCTGGCTCAATCCCCGAAGCGAAGAGACCTGGAAGTTCCGGGTCACCGGCGGGGTGTCCGGCCGCGAGGTCCGCATGGTCGTCCAGCCCCTCTACCTGACGTTCTGGTGAGCCGATGACCACCGCATTCATGGACCCGCCACCCATCTCGATGGACGATCGCGGGATCATCCCCTCGTGGCGCACCGAGGTCGACATCGAGGTCCGTCGCTGGATCGACGACGACCCGATGGGCCTGGAGGGGTACTGCAACGACTTCATCGGCGCCGAGTTCGACTTCGCTGAGAACGAGACCGGCCCGGGCCAGATCGAGGTACCCCACAACTCCCGGTGGGCCAAGATCTTCGCGAACTGCGACAACGAGAACGTGTTCGTTCATGCCCTGGTCAACGGCAAGTGGTGGACCGGTCGCGTCGACAAGTGCCGCAAGCGCCGAAAGGGCAAGAAGCGCACCGTCATTGCCGAGCTGGTCAGCGACTACGTCTGGCTCGAATCGATGTTCTGCTGGCCAAACAACTTCACCCCCTTGGGATTCCAGTGGCCCAAGAAGAACGTGAAGCTGATGCCGACGAAGTCGATGATCGAGAGCTACATCTTCGAGGTCATCTTCCGGCTCCAGGCGTTCGGCAGCGGGCTCTACCGGTTCCCGATCGGCTTCTTCAACGACCCCGGCAATCACTGGTGGTCGATGAACGTCAAGGACTGGGCGCAGCCGTGCGTGGTGATCCCCGGCAACGTCCTCTACGACACGACCCGATGGAACGCACTGCTCGCGCGGATGACCCCGCTCGACGAGCTGTTCAAGGAGGTCGCCTACGACGAGCACGTCGTCATCGAGGCGCAGGCCTGGGTCAAGGGTCGAGACCCGCAGCCGTCCAAGGACATCACCCTCGACAAGTCGTGCATCTACTTCCAGGTCAAGGACAAACGAGGGGTCACCGGCCGCACCGGCACGCTGCTCGATGGCCTGTTCAACACCATCATCGACACGATCAGTCCGGTCGTGGGGAACGTCGTCGGCGCCTTCACCGAGAACAGCTCGATGTACTCGCTGTCGAAGTTCTACGGCACCGACCCCAAAGACCCCTGGGTGGTCATCCGCGAGGACGATCTCGACGACGACATCGACGAGTCCGAAGTCATCATCAACTCGCCCCAGGCCCACACCGGGATCGTCGGCGGCCAGGCGCCTGAGTGGCTGAACAAGGGCATCGAGATGGTCGCCAACGCGGCGATCGGCGGGATTCTGGCCATGGCCGGGATCTCGTTCCTGTCGGACCTGATCAGCGGCGAACTCTCCGACATCGTCATGGCCTTCCAGAGTCAGACGAACGAGCGGCTGCGCGCCAAGTTCGGCATCTTCATGCTCCCGGAGGCCTTCGCGGGCACCGGCACGACGGCGTACACCTTCGACGCGGTCCAGGCTCTCCGCAAGATCATGTATGAGACCCGGCCGTACCGGTCGTTCTCGGTCACGATCAACGACGGGAAGCCGTTCATTCCGTTCGTCCACTTCGACATCGGGGACCCGATCGGGTGGGAGGACGAAGGGGAGATTCACGTCGACTACGTGCGCCGGATCACGGTCACGCTCAGCCGCGAGCGCAAGACGAAGATCACGATCAAGGTCGGTGACGACCAGGGGTTGAAGGACCCCATGGAGGCAGCGATGAAGCGGGTGCAGGGGGTCAAGCAGGCCTTCGACTTCTGGACTTTGTCGGACGCTGGGTCCTGACCGATAGACTGACCGCGACCGAGGGAGAGAGATGCCGGACACTATCAAGGAAGCCATCGTTCAGCTAAAGCTGCGATGGGACGGCGACGTGATGGACTACGAGTCCACCCGGCGCGCGATCATCGAGGTCACCAACGGTGTCGGCGAGCTGCTCCTCCCCCGCGGACGGCAGGGTGAACCCGGTAACGACGGCGAACCCGGACCCAAGCTGGCACCCGACCTCGTCGTCGAGGAAGCCAACGACGCCGACGTCACCCCGCAGCTCCCCCAGGGACTCGCGGAGGGAGACCGCGGGTACGTCGTCATCAACGACACCACCAAGACCGCGTGGTTCTGGTCGGGCGAGCAGTGGTTCATCGTCCACGACGTCGTCGGCCTCCAGGGGGAGATCGGCCCGTCGGTCGGCTTCACCGTCGGCTCCGTCACCACCTCCCCGTCCGGAGGGCAGGCCTCGGTCTCCATCGATCCGTCGTCCACCCCGACGAACAAGATCCTCAACTTCACCCTCCCCCGGGGCGACAAAGGGGCTGTCGGCGTCGGTCAGAAGGGCGAGCCCGGCGACGCGATCACCACGGCGGCCGACTTCGAGATGCCCGAGGAAGGCCTTCAGGACGGCCAGGTGCCGGTCTGGGACACCACCGCGGGCAAGTTCATCCCGTTGACCATCACTTCGGGACCGGTCGGACCATACGGGCTCGGACCCAACGAGTTCACCGTCGTCACCGACAACAACTGGTCGAACGACTACAAGGTCATCGCTCAGATCGAGATCCCCGCGCAGGCCTTCGCCTGGCACCCCCGGGTCTTCGCGCAGTGCGACGTCCGGCTCACCGGTATCCAGGCCCGCGTCGACCTCGAAGCCCGACTCGGCTCACCGACCGGACCCGTCGTCGGCCGAGGGCCCGGCAACACCATCTCGACCTTCATCGACAACTACTACCCGCGCGACCTTTCCCCGGCATTCGAGGGAGGGCCGATCACCCCGGACTCCTCGGCGTACTCCGTGGCTCGGGGAGCTGTCGGCACGATCTATCTCGTGATCCGGCGCATCGACACTCTGGCCACCTTCGGCGTTTCCACCCGGCGGGATCGAGCATCGCTGGCCGTCTACTGCGACCCGATCCCGGGCTCGGAGAGCTGACATGACCTACCCCGCGGAGGGAAACCGCGGCACTCCGCGCGAGCTGCTCGAAGCCGGAGCGCAGCTCGCGCTGAAGCGTGACATCTGGGACCCCAAGAGCGTCCAGGAGATCGTTGCCAAGATCTTCGACCTCTTCGACTTCGACATCCCCAATTGGCAAGACGCCATTGCCAATTGGGAGGCACTGAAGGACGCCTTCGAGGGCACCTATGTCGGAAATGACGTCGCGCTAAACATCATCCAGAACACCGTCGGCACGATCCGCCGACTGGTCACCGGCCTCATCGACCCCTCGCGACTCCCGCTGATCCCGTTCAGCCACATCGGGGAGGCCTACCCCAACCTGCTCGACAACGGCAGCTTCGAGGGCCCGGACTCGCTCGCCGGTGACGACGACTGGGTCTGGGACAACGTCGAGGGGTACACCGCGCTCGGCTCCGCGAGAGCCACTGCCGACGGAAGCCGGAAGGTGTTGCTGTCCAACGCAGTTGCCGCCACCCCCGAGCAGAAGTTCAACCTCGCCGGGTGGGTGAAGTGGGCCGGACTCACCGCCGGTGCCGCGGCGCTGCGCGTCTCAGCCGTGGCCTACAACGGCACCACCGTGGTCGAGGAGTCGGTGATCGTCAACGCCGACTCGCCGTCTTCCTCGTCGGACTGGGTCGAGTTCACCGGAACGTATCAGGTCCCCTCCGGAGCCAACAGCGTGCGCGTGCAGGTCGAGGTCGGCGCGTCGGCCAGCGCGGGCACCGTGTGGTGGGACGACATGAAGATCTCGAAGTACGGCAGCCTCCCGCAGCGCTTCATCAGCGGGTTGCTCGACGCGCTCGGGGACCTCGGAGACGGCATCGCCGCGGTCGTCGGTCGGATCGGCGACTTCTTCGACAACATCACCGGTCGCGTCGGCGCCACGATCGTCGACATCCAGGAGTGGGTCTCTCAGCTCGGCACCATCCTCTCCGGCGGGACCGTCGGCGCCGGGCTCCTTCCGACCTTGTCGAATGGCCTGCGCAACGTCGTCGGTGGCGTTCAGAACTTCATCCAGAACATCATCGACACGATCCTTTCCGCGCTGCGCAAGGTGCCCGTCATCGGCGGGCTGCTCTCCGACGTCGAAGAAGACATGACTCAGCTCGGCGACACTGCGCAGAAGGGTCTGTCGATCGCACAGGACGGCCGCACGCTCGCACAGTCGACGGTCTATAACATCGCGACTTCCCGGCCGCTGTGGTCTGGTCTCGACCCGACCGCCGAGGTCTCATTCCCGTGGAACGAGCTGTTCTACAACACCGGCGGGGCCATCTCAACGCAGACCGTCACGCCGACGATCGCGCGCATCGCCAAGATCCGTTGCCAGGTCGACCAGATCATGAATACCGTGGCGTTCCTGGCCTCCAAAAGCGGTACGTCACAACAGGGTTACCTGAACATCTATCGCTACAACCCGGACACAGCGATCTGGAATCGGGTCTACGCGAGTTCGGTGAGTTACGCCTCGCTCGTCGGCGCCTCGCTCAACCGGGTCACCGTGAAGTTCTCCGATGAGGGGTTCCCGGTCAGCGCGCAGGAACTCTACGCTTTCGAGTTCTGGGTCACCGGCGGGAACCTCACCTTCGCTGCGAAGACCGCGCCAGTCGCCCCGATCCCTGGAGTCGTTCCCGGCGCTATCGGCGGGTCGCGGAACCCGACCAGCGCGAACATGGACCAGATCACGAGCGCCGAGATGGAGGCGATGAACGACGGCAACACGATCTATCTGGAGTTTGGATCGGACCTCGGGCAGCTCGAACTGCCGCGCCACTTCTTCATCAACTTCGACAACTTCTCGTGGCAGAACTGGGTCCGTAACACCGTCAGCGACAACCAGCTTCAGATCGTCAACGGCCGGGTGCAGTACGGCGGGAACGACGATGGCCTTCAGACCGCGGTCTTCGGCTCCCAGACCCTCACCGACGAGATGGCGATCATCGGCCGGATCGATGAAGATCCGAAGACGCTGGCGTACTCCATCCTCGGGATCTGTTCGGACAACACCACGAGCAACAACAACGCGCAGACCGTCCTCATGCGGATCTACCAGGGATCGGTCGCGATCATGACTGGTGCGACCGTGCGCAACAGCGCCGACGGGACCTTCGTTGCCGGGGACTACCGGCTGCGCGCCGAGTTCGTTGAGGGCGGGTTCCGGCGCTTCGTCGCCGAGCGATGGGACGGCCAGAACTGGGCCTTCATCGTCGACTGGGTCGACAGCGGCTCGGTCGCAGGCATCGGACCTGGCCGACGCTACGGCGTCATCGCGATCCATCACGCCTTCTTCAACGATGGGCCCCCGATCGACAACGTCCAGATCCTCGACATGGCCGCGGCCTGATGGCCTGGTCACCCACCCCCGGGGTCGATGCCCCGGTCAATCCCGGCCTCGGCTGGTCGGCTGACGGACCCCAGGGACCGCCGGTCGACCCCATCGTCGGCTGGTGGGTGAAGAAGCAGCTCCTCGCGCTGGCCGAGAGCTACAGCGAGCACACCGCGACCCTCGCGGCCCATCTCCGCGCCGAGATGGCGGCCACCGGAACCTTCTCCGCAGCGTCGGTCGCGCATCTCGTCGCCACCATCACGGCCGCCGCCACCCATCCGACCTCTCTGGCAGCGCGACTTATCGCGACCATGCCGAGCGAGGCCGTCCACAGCGCACGAGCCAGCCTGCCGGTCAGCGGCATCGCCCCGTCTAGCGCGGCCTTCCCCGCGGCCGTGAGAGCGCAGCTCTTCGCCATGGCGATGGGTCTGTCGGAGCAGTCGGCTACCGTGGTAGCCCATCTCGTCGCGACTTTCGTCTCGTCGGCCTCCTTCCCCGCCGCGGCGGCGTACAGCCCGGTCGAGCCGACGACCACGACCTACACCACCGTCGGTCGCGCATCTCGTCGCCACCATCACGGCCGCCGCCACCCATCCGACCTCTCTGGCAGCGCGACTTATCGCGACCATGCCGAGCGAGGCCGTCCACAGCGCACGAGCCAGCCTGCCGGTCAGCGGCATCGCCCCGTCTAGCGCGGCCTTCCCCGCGGCCGTGAGAGCGCAGCTCTTCGCCATGGCGATGGGTCTGTCGGAGCAGTCGGCTACCGTGGTAGCCCATCTCGTCGCGACTTTCGTCTCGTCGGCCTCCTTCCCCGCCGCGGCGGCGTACAGCCCGGTCGAGCCGACGACCACGACCTACACCACCGTCGGCGCCTTCACCTATCCGATCCCGAACTGGTGCATCTTCATCGACATCATCGGGCTCGGTGGCGGGAAGGGTGGGCAGACCGGCTCCGGTGCCAACGGTCAGCCTGGCTCCGGCGGTCTCCCCGGGGTGTGGGCCGGGATCACTCTCCAGCGCGGGGTCGACATCCCTTGGAGTGAAACGCAATTCCCCGGGGTTGTCGGTGCCGGAGGAGCGGGAGGCGCCAACTCGGACAATGCAGCCGGGCAGAACGGGACGGCGTCGACGATCACCGCGTCAGTCGGCACACTGACGGCGGCGGGAGGGACCGGCGTCAACAGCGGATCGACGAGACGCGATGGTCCGGGCCCGGGCAACTACACTTACCTCGGCATCGAGTACGTCGGTGGCGCGCTGTCTGACGGGAGTGGCCTCCCGGGTAATCCGCCCGGCGGCGGCGGATCTGGCGGTAACGGGGGCGTGTTCGGCAACAGGACCCGCGGCGGCGCGGGAGCGAGGGGACAGGTGTGGCTTCGAGCGCGACAGTCGTAGAGTTCGAGACCGAGTTTTGGATCGAGTTCGGCACCCGACAGGTTGTGCCGGTCGGAACGGAGATCCTCGGTCGTCGGCTCGACGAGGGGTATTTGGTTGTCGAGGCGCGGTGCATCTACGACTACGCCCCCTTTTCCGACGGGTACGCTCCCGCCTTCGACTTCCAGGCGACGGTGCTGGAGGCCACGCTGTTCGGAGAACTCCTCGACCCGGTCGAGGTCACCTGCACCAGCTCGCCGGACGGCGAGGGTGCGCGCATCACCACGATCAAGGAGTAGACCATGGCCGCAACGAACGCCGACAAGATCGCGATCGCTGAGTACATCGCCAGCCGCGGGAACAAGGTCACCCCGCACAACGGCGATCCCGGGACGACAGGGGCAAGTCGCATCGGAACCCTGGAAGGCAACACCACCTGGGGCTCCGGCGCGATGGACGGGTCGGTCGCGCAGGTGGTCGGTAGCGCGGTGCCTCTCACAATCCCGGGCAACGCCAACGTGACGCACTATGGGATCTGGAACGGGACGACCTTCCTCCGTGGGTATCCCCTGGATAACCCCATCACCATCGGCCCCACGGCCACCTCGGTCGACATCACCCCGAAGGTCCGATATACGAGCTGAGTTTCGACCGGCGGTCGTCGCCGGTGCTACCGTCGGGGTACCGGGAGAGGGAGTGAAGATGGCCGCTGGCGACGTCGTACTGAAGTTCGACCACGTGATCATTCCGCAGGAGACGTACTACTGGTGCGGACCTGCGACGATGCAGGTTCTCCTGTCGATCCGCGGGATCAAGGTCACCGAGAAGTACATGGCCGACCAGCTCGGGACCACCGTCAACGGCACCGACACCATCCTCTACCTCACCCGCGAGCTGAACGAGCGCCTCGGCGACATCTACCGAACCGTGCAGGTCCCGGGAGCCGGAGACCTCACCCAGTTCCGCAAGCACGTCTTCCACTCGATCGACGCCGGATTCGGTGTCGGCGGGAACATCATGGTCCCTCCGGCCAACTACCCGCGACCACAACGGGGGGAGCGTGCGAGCTACAGCGGAGGGTGGGTCTACCACTACTGGTCGATCGTCGGGAAGAACGAACGACTCGACCAGATGGCGATCGCCGACAGCGGGTTTCCCGACTACTTCTACTGGGTCACCAGCGAGCAAGCACTCTCGATGATCTCCGGCAAGGGGTACACCTGGGCCGCGAACGCCAAGGTCGCCGACGACTTCCTCGGATCGCTGTCCGACGCCGACCAGCGCCGCGTGCTCGCCGCTGCGATCCAGGTCTCCGAGCCCCACCGAGGAGCATGATGGACGCCGCCACACTGCGCCAGGCGCTCATGCCGACGACCAAGTCGGCCGACGACCTGCGTCCGTTCGTCCCCTTCGTCGAGAACGCGATGGAGATCGCCGGAGTCAACACCGTCCGGCGGGCCGCCGCGTGGTTCGCCACCCTCGGCGAGGAGACCGGCGGGTTCGCGAACTTCGTCGAGCTGTGGGGACCGACCGCACAGCAGCGCGGGTACGAAGGCCGGGCCGACCTCGGCAACAACGTCCGCGGGGACGGATACCGCTTCCGAGGGCGAGGAGCCATCCAGCTCACCGGCCGGAACAACTACCGAGAGTTCGGAAAGTGGTGTGTCGCACGAGGTCTCGTTGACGACCCCGAGCACTTCACGAAGAATCCGGACCTCGTCGCGACGCCGCGATGGGGGTTCCTGGCCGCGGCGAAATACTGGTCGACGACCTCGCGCAAGGGGAAGACGATCAACGAATGGGCCGACGCCGGGGACATCCTGGCCGTCAGCCGATGTGTCAACGGCTGGGTCGAAGGGGCTGTGCCCTGGGGATGGCCGGGACGACAGCAGCGTTACAAGACATGTCTCGCGCTCGGCGAGGCAATCCTACCGGGAGGTTTTCTCATGGCACTCGACGACAAGGCTCAGGGGACTATCCTCGGCGCCGCGATCCAGACCGGCGAAGCACAGGTCACCGACGTGGAGAAGGGTGTGATCGGCCCGCGGCCGCAGCGCAACACCCAGTTCTACAACGTCGACGGCAACCCGTCGCTCGCGGCCAAGGGGAAGAAGCTCGCCTACCTGCGCGCGATGGTCATGGACCTCTGGAACGAGCTGGTCTACGACGGCTACGTCGCCGACGTCCAGGACCCCGCGCTCGACAGCGGTCGATACGGCTCGCCGGTGCGATTCATCACCGCGATCCACAAGAACGTCCGCCAGTCCTTCCTCCTGATCAAGGCGATTGCGGAGAAGGTCGGCGTGGACACCAAGGCCGTGCTCGAACCGGCCCCAACCATCGAGGAGAAGAAGTGACTCTGCCCAACGTGCCCGACGTCCCGTCCAGCGTCGTCATCGACGAACTCCGGGCTACCCTGGAGCGTCAGCCGTGGTACAAACGGTTCGCCAACACCGTCACGACCGCGGTCGGCGTGCTGTCGCTGGTCATCTGGACCCTGGCGGCCAACGGCTTCGATCTCTCCGACGCATGGAAGAACGGGATCGGCGCAGCCCTGGCCGTGCTGACCGTGCTCGGCGTGCTGAGAACCCCGAACGGCGTCACCCCGCGCGGAGTGGCGACAGTCCAGGTTGCCGCCGTCTCCGCCGGTCGCCATCGACAGGAGTAACCGAGTGCTCGATCGCCTGAAGGACCACCTCCCCGAGAAGGGAGGTTGGGTTCCGCTGATCCCCCTTCCGGTCCGGATGATCATCCTGATCCTTTGGGCGATCGAGCCTATCTCGCGAGGACTCGACTACATCACTGGCGATGCCCCGAACGTCACCCAATCGCTCAACGCGGTCGAGGGGGCGCTTCCCCTTCAAGCCTGGGGTGCCTTCTGCCTCACCGCTGGCGTGCTCATCCTGGCCGGGTTCGCCGGACGGTGGAAACGGATCGCTATCTCCGGTCTCCACATCGCTGGGGCGACGTACTTCTGCCTGGCCGTCGGCCTGACTGACACAGCCATCGAACGAGGGGGCGACGGCTTCCGCACCCCGGTGATGTTCTTCATCTTCGCGCTCACATACTGGTGTGCCGCGTTCGGATATGCTCTGGTCCGACGCGAGCAAGTGGTCGTTGTCACCGATGACGACCCGGAAGACGCGAAGGTGCCCGATGGAACTGCCGATCCCCACCACTGACAACTTCTGGCTGACCCTTCTCGTCTTCGTCCTCTTCGGATCGCCCGCTCTGTTCTCGAAGGGCATGGCCAAGGTCCCGGGCTTTCTCGGCGCCGGAGCCCGCTGGTGGCAGCGTCGATCCGAGGGGAACTCCTCGGCCGCCAGGGTGGTCACCGCGGCCAACCTCGACCGCATCATCGATGAGCGGGTGTCGGAGAAGGTCGGTCACATCGAGAAGGAGGTCGAGGAGCTTCGTGAGGACGTCGACATGTACTCCGAGTACCTGACCTACGACGCGGGCTGGCACCGGAACATCAATATCTTCGCAGCTCAGGCGGGCTTCGACTTCCCTCCACCACCGCACATGACCTTCACCCAATGGCGGGATCGCAAGCGCGCGGCACTACTCGACCAGTCAGGCCCCGCCACCTGAGAGGCGGAAGCCGGTGAAGATCGTCTCCGAGGTCACCTTGCCCGCGCGCCGGACGGTGGCCTTCTTCGTGGCGTAGCCGTTCTCCCGCATCCGCGAGTAGAACTCCCGGCGGGTGAGGGGGTCGGCCTCCTCGCGCTTGGCCCACTGCCGGTACAGCTCGAAGACCTTCAGCGCGACGACCTTGCCGTCGTCGTCGTCGGTCAGCATCTCGGCGGTGAACATCTGGAACGTCGACGTCCCGGCGATGAACATGGCTCGGCGCTTCGTCACCTCGGCGGGGAGCGCCGTGTCGAGACCCTCCAGCAGGTAGTCCAGGAGGCCGTCGACGAGCCACGACAGAACCGCGCGCAGCGCTTCGGGCACCTCGCGGATCGGCGTCACGTCGGCGTTGGATAGCGGGACCTGGCGGTCGAAGGGGAGCACGAGCAACCGGCGCCATAGCGCAGCGTCGCCGTCCTCGATCGTCGGCATGGAGTTGGTCGCGATGATCGGGGTGAACATCGGGGTCCGCTGGACCATCACGTTGCTGTAGAGCGCGCGAGCGGTCACCGAGTCGCCACCGGTGAGGCGCTTGATCACGTCGGAGTGGAGCCGGTTGCGCTGGCCGACCTCGCTGGCGAACACGACCCGGCGGGGGAAGGCGGCGATGATCTCGGGCATCGGCCCGGCTTCGCGTTTCTGCCGGAACAGCCCGTTGATGTCGATCGACCCGGCGTAGTCACCGAGCGCGGCCTGGCACGCCTCGATGATCGTCGTCTTGCCGGTCGACGTCCCTCCCTGGAGAAAGATGATGCGGCGCTGTGGGTTTCCACCCATGAAGGCGTATCCGAAGACCTTGCGCACGTACCGGCGGTATTCGCGGTCGGGGAGGAAGGTGTTCAGATAGCTCTCCCACAGCGGGTGGGTGTAGTTGGGCTCGTAGGCGACCGGGGTGTGCTGGAGGATCAGGTCTTCGGGTTTGCCCTTGCGGCACAGCGAGTCGTACTCCGCGATCCCGTTGCTGGCGGTGTTCAGATCGAGCACGCCGTTGCCGACACCCCAGGTGAGCCGGTTGGTGTCGAAGTCCGCAGGGTCGATCGGGTTCTTCGAGAGCACGTGCGCCATCGACATCGAGTGCTCGATCTTCATCCGGTTCCCGGCTTCGGTCGCGCGCTTCTCGTAGGCTCTGGCGGCCTTGAAGGTGTCCTCGGCCTCCGACATACCCTGCTCCTCCTGAAGCTCGCCGGTGTGCCAGCAGGCCTCCGCGGCGGCGCGCAGCGATGCCTGGACGGACCGGGACCACAGCAGGCCGTAGGTCTCGGCCTTCGAGAGCTTGACCAGACGACCGATTTCGTCGTCCCACCAGGCCCACTCGTCGGACCCGCCGCGGATCGGCCGGATGGAGTCACCGAGCGCGTCGAGGAACATGTGCGCGCGGCCGGAGTCGCTGTCTTCGTACTCCGTCGCGTCGACGATCGTGTTCCGGCGCTCAATCCAGTGCTTCAGCGTTTTCTCGCGGAACACCTCGATGTCGATCTCGCCGTCGGCCGCGGTGTAACCGCCGACCGTGGAGATCCGGATCAGGCCGTTGGCGATGTCGTCGCGGAGCTTCGAGACTTCCCCGCATAGTGCGCGCCGCCACTCCAGCTTTGCGCTGGTCAGGTCGCGCCGAGCCTCGCCGTCGACAGCGCCGAGAGTCTCCTCGAAGAAGGCCTTGCGCACCCGGTTGATACCGGTCTCCAGACCGTGGTGCCCTTCGGCCGCGAGCTGGACGATCTCGTGCAGGCGAGCGATCATCATGTCGTGCGCGCCGACGGTCATCTGGTCGGCGAGCTTGCCGGGGTCCGACGCGCGGTCCATCTGGCCGGACGGAGCCTCGGTGTACCCGGGGATCTCCTCCTTCAGCCAGGAGAATGCGAGGTCGATGTCGTTGATCTCGTCGAGGATGACCCGGTTCTCACCGGCGGGACCTTTGTACATCGCCTCGCGCCAGGCCTCGGGGAGGTGAGGGAGGTCGGCGACCGCCGGGGGTTCGCAAGGGATGTCGTCGTTGTCGTACCAGCGGTAGTGCCGCGGCGGGTCCACGGTGCCCTTGTCCCAGGTGACCACCGACGGCCAGACGACGGCGTACCGGTGGGTCCGCTGGATGATCTCGATGTCCGGACCAGGCTTGCCGACCCACTTCGCACCGGCGGGCACGAGGAAGAAGCGGATGCCCGAGGGGTTCTCGGGGTCACGCGACGTCGACCGCCACGTGCTCGGCAGCGGGCCGTACTGTTCGACGAGGGTGTCGAGGGTCTCGGCGCCGGTCTTGCTGTCGTACTGGTCGACGTCGATGCCGATGACCTCGAACTCGTCGCCATCGATCTTCACGACCGGCATCCGGACGCCGAGGTTGCTCTCCGGGATCTCTTCGCACCAGTTCTCGATGTCGATCGCCGAGACGTACGGCTTGTTGCCGGTGGTGTCGTCCGGTGGGGTCGACTTCAGCCCCTCGGGAATCGGGAGCGGCGAGTGCCAGCCTTGGCGCAGGTACAGACCGGCGTGGTCACCGAAGATCGTCACATCATCTCCTTGAAATCCTTTGTCGCAACAAGGATTGACTCCGGTCGCTCGAAGTGAATCCCGCACCCTGGACAGAGGAAGGGGTAGGTCAGGTAGTCCCGGAAGTAGCTCACGTGAGCGTCGCACAGCACGATCTGATTGACCAGGAGCCCGTCAGCGAAGACGTAGTCCGAGATCGATCGGTTGCTGTGGATGATGAGCTTGCGGGGATCGTTCCAGCAGGGGCACAGACGGACGGCGTAGAGCGTACTGCCGGTGTTCTGACACCCCCTGGGGTGGTGCTCGGACGGCCAGAGATCATCCGGCAGTTCGTTGTTCGTCTCCCGAGTGGTCCACAGCATCCGACGGACCTCGCACTTCAGGCCCTTGGGCTGGAACTCCAGCTCCGAGAGAACCTTGTCGATGTCCACGAGAGAGCCCTTCGTTCCGAATGATGAGTTCGCCGCCGTAGATCCCCTCGGCGCGAGGATCGCTGCGCGCGGCGGCCAGGCAGGCGAGACGCTCGGGGCAGGCCCGGCACACCGTCTTCGCGGCCTCGTGCCGGTCAGCGCGTGCGACCGAACTCTCACCCTTCGCGTTCTTCTCCCCGCCGCCGTCGAGTTCGGCGTCCCAGAGCCACACTCCCTGGAATCGGTCGGCGCAGCACAATGCGCGGCGCCAATCGACTGCCCGTTGCGCGGGGGACAACGGGAAGAGGAGAAGAGGTCCGGCCTTGCTCACTGCTGCTTCAAGGTCCGTTCCGAGGCGGCGATAATGTTCTGCCGCACCACTTCTGGGTTGAAGTACACCAGGACACCTTGCATCTCCAGACGCTCGGCGATCAGGCGCATCATGTTCTCGTTGGAGACGCCGGTCTCGGGGTCCCAGTCGTCGTCGAGGCGCTTGACGGGGTGGACCTTCTCCCCCATCTGAAGCTTGCCTGCCTCGTAGTCGTTGGTGATCGACCCGATGGTTGCGACGAGACGCTCGGCCACCTCCAGTGGCTCCAGGCGCCTCACGCGCTCACGACCTGGCTGTCGGCGAGCGCCTCGATGCTCTGGCGGTAGTACCGGACCTGCTTCGGACCCAGCGGTCGGGTGCCGACGATCTTTCCCTCGCGCTCCCATCGACGCAGCGTCGGACGGGACACCCCCAGCTCCATCGCCGCGGTGTTGGCGTCGACGGTCTCGCGGAGCACCTGGCGCAGCTTGCCCGACTTGTCCGGATCGATCTCGACCGGCTTGTCCTCCCAGCGGGTGTTCTCCCGGCGCCGCGACAGCTCGCTGACGATCTGGTCGTGGTTGTCGAGGATCTGGTCGAGGTAGACCCGGCGGTGATTGCCGCTGGTCTGTGCGATCCGAAGACTCTTCATCCCCTCGATGACGGCCCGGCGCAGGGTATAGTCGTGAACCCCGATCACCTCGGCGGCCTGCTCCAGACTGATGAGCACACCTCGGTTCTTCGTTCGCGCCATGACTCCCTCTTCTCGCTTGTTCAAGTTGACCTCAACCCTAGCATATCCCGATTGTTCGCCTCGGCGAGCAGGGGCCACGCCTTGAAGATCTTCGTGCGTTGCTCACGAACCTTACGGACGAACAGCAGCGCGTGTCGGTCGGCGTCCCGCGCGTGTCGGCCGCCGGGCACCCACATGTCCCAGAGCTTCAGCCGCTCATCGGTGATGGCGGTCTTGGCCTCACTCGGCTGCTGGCGGGCGATCGGGTAGGGAACGTTCTTCCCCTCCCACAGCAGGTAGTCGAGGATCGCGGTGATGCGCACCGGCGAGAGCGCGTCCCGCTTCTGGTTCTGGGTGCGCAGGATGAAGTCTTCGACCACGACGGTGCAGTTCAGCGTCCGAGCGTGTCGCTCGACGAGCTTCTCGCACAGGTGCGCACCGGCGGCCTCTCCCTCTTCCGACGCGCTCAGGTCGTACTGCGACGCCGCGGAACCGAGCTGGCCCGACGCCGCGCCGCAGTCGATTTCGCCGTGCCACCAGTCGGTGATCACCTCGTGAGCCCGCACGGTCTTATCGAACAGGCGTTCGACATCGAGGGTGAACACCGACCAGCCGGTCGTCCCGCCGGGGTCGAAGGCCACGACGTTCACGCCCCGCTCCATCCGGCGTGCGATCATCGCGTCGCTCAGCGCGGGCAGGCGCTCCTCCAGCGGGTCCGGGTATCCCTCGTCGGCGTGGAAGATGGCCCGCCGGTCGAACCAGTGCTTGGGGGTGTCGTGCGGTTTCACAGGTCCTCCAATTCGATGAGATTGACTTCCTCGGCCTGCACAGCGGAGCCGCGGCCGCCGCGGGCGATACCGAGCACATGGATGGCCGTGTTGGTCCCGACGTCGGCCAGTTCCTCGGCCAGGTCGGGGTAGAGGAACCGGTGGACATAGACGTGGACCTCGGTGCCGTCACCGTCCTCCGCGATGACCGTGGCCTTCGTCGAGATCTCCGGCTTGTCGACCTCCTGACGAAGCTGTTCGATCGTCTGGCCGGTGCGCTTGCGAAGGCCTTCGAGGTGGTCCTTGATCTTCACCTCCCGGATCAGGCCGATGAACACCACTCGATCGCCGTCGCTGTCAGCGAGCAAGTCGGCCGACGTCGAGCCACCGAGGAGCGCGAGATCACCGTCGGCGATCGCGGACTCGATGCTGTCAACGGCACGCGCGGCCCGGTTGATACCGAACGGGTCCCGCGACTCGCACATCTGTTCGATCTTCGCGATGGTCTTGGCGCCGAGGCCCGGCACCCCCCGAGCGGGCTCGTCCGGCTTCGTCTTCCGGCCGGTCTTCGCCGCGACGTAGCGCATGTCGGCCCAGGTCTTGCCGAGTGCCTTGAAGTTGATCGGCTTGTCGGTCGGGGGAGTACCCACCTCGCGGTCGCGCCATTCCAGCATCTTCCGGCCGACCTTCTCGGCGATGCCGGGGATCTGGGTGAACCCGGCTCTCACGGCCCGCTCCGGCCCGCGGCGGGAGGGCTCCCACGTCAACTGGGACCAAACGAGGTGCGGACCCTGCACACTGATGCCATGTCGCGTTGCATCCTGCATGAGGCCCAGCGCCTTGTTCTCCTTCGGGTCGGTCTTGGCGTAGCGCAGCGCCGCGGCGTAGAACTCGGTGGGGTGGTAGAGCTTCAGCCAGGCCAGCCAGTAGCCGACGACGGCGTAGCAGGCGGCGTGGGCGATATTGAACAGGTAGCTCGATGACTTCGCCATGTAGTCCCACAGCTCTCGCGCGTCGGCCTCGGGCATCCCGATCTCGCGCTGCATCCCGTCTCGGAACTCTTCCCAGAATGCCTCGAATGCGCCACCCTGCTTCTTCTTCCCGATGATCCGGCGCAGCGCGCCGACCCGGTGCCCGGGCATCCCGGCGACGCGGCCCATTCCCATCACCTGCTCCTGGTAGACCAGGCTGCCGTTGGTGTAGGCGAGCACCTCGTTGACCTCGGGGTATCCCCAGTCGCGCGGCTCCTCGCGGTCCATCTCGACACCCTCGTAGTGCGCGGTCTGGCCGGAGATGAGCGCGCCGGGCCGGGAGAGCGCGTTGATGTCGACGAGGTGCTGGAAGGTGAGCTTGGACCCGGTGAGGTTGTTGACGATCCCGCGAGTGGTTCGGCCGTCGAACTGGAAGATGCCAGTCAGGTCGCCCTTGTCGAAGATCTCCTCGAACACCCGCTGGTCGTCGCGCGGAAGCGCGTACATCTCGGTCCAGCTCATCCCTATCCAGCCGAGGCAGTCCGAGATCAGGTCCAGGGTCTCCAGGCTCAGGATGTCGAGCTTCAGCATCCCGAGGTACTCGGCGTCGCGCTTGTCGTAGGCGATACCCCGGCGGGTGACACCCTCCTTCGTCTCGGTGTAAATCGCGCACGTCTCAGCGATCGGCCGGGTCGAGATCACCAACCCGGCGGCGTGGATGCCGAGCCCGCGGTAGTCGCCTTCGATCTCGGCCGCCATCTTCAGCTCGGGGTACTTCTTCACGATCTGCTTGGCTCGGTCGAACGTGGCGATCGCGTCGACGACCGAGAAGTCCTCCCGCGGGTCGCCGTCGTCCCGGTCGACGATGAGATCCTTCAGCTCGAAGACCTCGGCGAAGTCTGAGAGCTGGTGTGCGCGAGCGACATCCTTGATCGCCGACTTCCCGCGGTAGCGGCTGTAGTTGGTGATCTTCGCGGTGCGATCGGCGCCGTACTTCTCGGTGGCGTAGTCGAAGATCTCCTGCCGACGGCGGGACTCGAAGTCGATGTCGATGTCGGGGTCGTCCGGTCGTGAGGGGTCGATGAAGCGCTCGAATTGCATGAGCGGGAACTCCATCGGGTCGATCTCGGTGATGCGGAGCAGGTAGCAGATCTCCGAACCGGCGGCCGACCCGCGACCGGGCCCGACGCCGATGGGGTTCGGGTGGTCCTTGGCGAACCGGACGAGGTCGGCGGTGACCAGGAAGTAGTCGCAGAACCCTTTCTCTTCGAGCAGGTCGAACTCGTAATGGATCTGGTCGAGGTACTCCTGGGTGCGGGTGTCCCAGCGCTCAGCGAACCGAGGATCGGTCTCCGCGCGGAACTCGATCCCGTCGTTGATCCACTGCTTCAGCCGGTCGACCGCGCTCATCGGCTTGCCGCGGGAGACGAACACGACGCGCTCCGACTTCGGCAGCTCGACGGTGCAGCGGTCAGCGATCTCGCGCGCTCCGTCGAGTGCGGCGTCTGTCTCGGCGTCGCTCAGGAGGCAGTCGGCGAGCTTCTGCCGGACGGCGTCGTCGGACTCCGGGTAGGTCAGCCGGACGTCGTACTCCCAGTCGGCGTCCTGGGTCTCGATCGTGCCGCCGCGGTGCGCAGCGTGCAGCATCCGCTGGATGTGGTTCTGGTCCGGGTAGGGGTAGTGGACGTCGGCGGTGGCCACGAGCGGGACTCCGTCGGCGGCCGACACGTCGGCGAAGAACTGGTTCAGCAGCACGGTGCGATCCAGCTCGGGGAACATCTGGACTTCCAGGTAGAACCGGTCGCCGTAGCACTTCACGTAGCGATGGATCAGCGCGCGGGTCTCGTCGACGCTCTCGTCGTCCCAGTCCTCGCGCCGGTCCCCGAGGCTCTTGCCGCCGAGCAGGGTGCAGGAGATCCACGAGTCGGCGCACCCGCTGGTCACGATGAGGCCCTTGGTCAGCTCGGGGTCGAGGAGCTGGCGGGTGTAGAGCCGCGGCACGACGAAGCTCTGCTCGTAGGACAGGCCGACGAGCCGGTTGAGGTTGCGGTACCCCTCGGCGTTCATCGCGAGCACGGTCTGGTGGAAGTGCCGCCGGACGCGCAGCTCGGGACCGGTCGCGACGTCGAACTCGACGCCGAAGATCGGCTTGATGCCGAACTCGTTGGCTGCCTGTTCGAGCTGCACGTGCGAGGATGGGTTCCGGTGCTCGGTGAGCGCGACAGCGTCCATCCCCAGTTCCTTCACCCGCTGGACGTGCGCCCGGGGCTTTCGGTAGCCGTCGCCGTGGGAGAACGAGCTGTGCGTGTGCAGGGAGACCCACTTCATGCGTGGCCTTTCCAGATGTCCTTGGGTGCGTGGTAGGCCTGGCCGCGGTAGTAGACGTTGCCGCTGGCGTCGTAGCTGGCCCATGGGGTGTAGAAGTGGTTCCGGTCGGGGTTGCTCGGGTCCAGCCCGGACCGTCGACCCTCGTGTCCCTCGATCAGGGTGCAGCGGATCGTTCGTCCGGTCTTCGAGGTGGTGGTGTACGGGCAGCGCTTGTGGACGCGCAGGATCGGGACTCGATTCACGATGGTCATGGTGTCCTCCGAAAGTTGCTCGAAAATTCGCTGGAATGGCTGAGACCCAATGTAAGACTTGACGTCAAGAATGTCAAGCCCAACTCGCGCCTCGGGAGCCGATTAGCCACTTCTTGAAGGTGATCATGTCGTGCTCCTCGGCCCACTTCCGCATCTCCTCGGGGTAATCCGAGCACCCGTCCTCCTCGCGCTCGATCTCCTGCCGGTAGCGCTCCTGGCGGTATTCGTCGACCAGGCGGGCATGGTGAATCGAGCACTGGACGTGGTCGGGGGTGCAGCGGAGGTGCCGCTCGATCACGCCGGATCTGTGCAGTCCGGGCAACCACCGCCGTCGCAGGTCGCGCAGGTGTGATACTGCGCCTGGGTCCGGTGTGCGGGGAGCACCGGGAAGGCGATCTGCGCCTCGGCCTCGGCGTATGCGTCGAGCAGGCGATCCTGGGGAGTGTCGGTCATCAGCTCGTCGATCGCGGCGTGCAGCCGGTCGAACGGGATCGCCCCGCTGATGGTCGTCGTCGACTCCCCGCGGCGAACGAGCATGATCGTCGGCGTCGAGGAGACCATGTGCTTCTCCAGGAACATCCGCAGCTCGGGGGTGAAGGCGTTGTCGGGGGTCGGCAGCGGCGCACCGGCGAACCCTAGGTGCCGACGACCCTTCGGATACGCCTCGATCGCGCCGAGCATGTAGTCGAACAGGTGTTCGGTCCGATCGCCGATCAGCAGCACCCAGCGGGTCCGGCCGGTTCGGCTCTCGATCTCCTCGATGACCTTGGGGTCGCGCAGGTCGAGGAAGTGATAGGTCATGTGCAGGGCCTTTCAACGGGAGAAGCGGGTGGACCGACCCCTCATCGGCCCACCCGCTTCGGTGGTGGTGTATCAGAACGCCGGACGGCGCTTCCGGCCAGCGGACGCGGCGGCGGCCTTCTTGGCGGGGGCCTTCTTCGGCTCCGGCTCGGGCTCGGGCTCGGGCTCCGGATCGTCGTCCGGGTCGTAGACGACCTCTTCCTCCTCGACGTCGGCGTCGATGTCGACCGGCTCCGAATCGTCCTCCTCGGGGTCCTCGACGACCTCCTCCTCGACGCTGTCCGCGTCGTCGTCGACCACCCCTTCCTCGATGTCGGCGTCATCGACGTCGATGACCTCGGTGTCGTCGATGTCCACGTCGTCATCGTCCACGGCGGTGCCCGGGACCTCGTGGTCGGCCGGGTGGACGTCGTTGATGCGCAGCGAGCGCACGTTCTCGACCTTCACCTTGCCGTCGGCGCCCTTGGACTTGCGCTTGTAGTTGTCGTCGCGAGCGGAGACGACGACCGGTAGGCCCTTGAACTTCTTGCCGGACACGACGAGGTTGCCGATCTTCAGGATCTTCTCGCCCTTGTCGTCCATGATCGCGTCGCCACCCCAGAACTTCGCGCGCAGCGAGGTGTCACCGGCGATCGCGTCGAGCAGACGGTTGATCCGGCCGACGAACAGGTCGGCGTTCTCGTCGCCCATACTCTCGGGGATCACGATGCGCTCGAAGATGGCGTAGCCGTTGTACTTCGAGACCGGGTCGTCCTTCGGAGCGTCGAACTCGACGACCGCGACCAGCAGATCCTTGTCCTTGGCCTTGTTCGGCTTGATGGACAGGTTCCGCACCTTCGCGCGATAGATACCCCGCGGAGGAACCTCGCCGACGTACTGACTGAATCCGGCGGTGGCCTCGACCTTTGCGGCCTCCGCACCGATTTTCAGTTTGAGCTTTGTGGCCATTCTGGATTGTCTCCCTCTACTCCGAGCCGACGGCGTTCGACGACTCGATGATCTTCGTGATGTCGGCAAGCCCCTTGCCGACGGTCCGGCGGCCGAGAGCGTCGAAACGGTCCTTGGCCATCCACTTCTTGTTGGGCTGCCACTCGATGACGCGCATCGTCTGGACACCCTTGGTCGTCTTGACGGCGTCCATGTGCATGTAGCCGACCATGTGCATCTGAGCGGCGATCCAGTTCGCGACCTTGCCGTCGCGACCGTGGAAGTTCGGCATCCGCAGGCCCGGGTCGTCCTCGGCGAACATGGCGTGCGCGGTCCAGCAGACGTTCACCGGCAGGTCGTTGACCAGGGTGACATAGCGCATGAGGCGCATCTGCTCCTCGCCGTACTCCTGGAGTTCGACCTTGTCGGGGTTGCGCTCGTCGTCGGCTTCGACGTCAGCGTCGACGATGTCTCGGCGGATGTCGAGCTGAAGCTGTGTCCCGGTGTCGATGCAGAGCCAGTCGAACGGGAACTTCTCGTCCCGGGTGGCGTCTTCGAGCCAGTTGTAGGCCTCCAGGAAGTTCGACCACTTCGGGCAGCGCCAGACCTTCGAGTTGCCCGGGGCCTTCTTCGCTGAGATAGTGCCGTTTTCGATGCCGAGGATCAGCGCCCGCTTCGCGCTGCCGAGGAAGCGGGTCTTGCCAATCCCGGGGTCCCCGTACAGCAGCATCGTGATGTTCTCGGTGTACTCCTGGATGTCGACGATGTCGTCGGGGAGATCGAACCCCTTCAGATCGTCAGCAGTCGCCGTGGCCATGTTCTCCTCTTGTCTGTGTTGACGTCAACCCTACCATATGGAGTTGAGGATCAGAAGTCGCCGCGGCGTTCTTCTCGGTGAGCTTCGTAGGGGTCGCGCACGTGGTAGGCGACGGATTTGAGCAGCTCGGTGTCGCCGTCCTGCTCGTCGGCCAGGCACAGGTCGTAGAAGTCGCAGTCCCACGTACAGTCGCGCGTCGGGTTCTTGTACAGCGGCAACAGGCCCTCGCGCATGGCGTTCATCGTCTGGATCTCGTCGGCGATGTGCTGGATCTGCTTCCGGCGCTCCTTCGAGGTCCGGTAGACCGGCTCCCGGTGGAATCGCGGGCTCGGCTGCTTGTTCGAGACGTCGCCGAGCACCGTGAGTCCGTGCTCGTCGGCCTCCTCGATGAGATCGGGCAGCTTCGACTTCTGAAGCTCCTTCTCCATCTCCGGCCCGATCGTCTCGACCCAGAGCTTCTCGCCCGATGCGGCCACCTCGCGCTTGGCGTAGAACTCCATCAGCGCGGCGACGTAGTGCTTCTTCGTCGGCTTGTTCGTCGCCCGACCCTGCTCGTCGACCGGCCGCTCATCCGGCGGGGCTTTCATCAGGAAGTTGTAGAGAATCCCCGACAGCCGCTCCCGGCCGGTGATGACCCCCTGGCGACGCAGGACGTTGTCGGCGACGGCCCAGTACCCGCCAGCCTGGTCGTCGAGCGGGAGGTGGTTGGTCTTGATCGAACGGGCCGTCTTGTGGTCCCAGAGCCAGATCTTGCCGGTGCCGAGGTTGCGCGCAACGATGTCGAAGGTGCCATGGAACTTGGCCACCGGCGTGCGGTCGGCCGAGTTCCGCGGGATGCGGACACCGAAGGGCTGCTCAGGGGAGAGCACCTCCCACTCCTCGTCCTGGCCGAACTCGACGAGGTAGTTCTCCAGCATCGCCTCGCCGACGGCTTCGGCGTCGAGCACGACGTGCTCCTGGTCGGGGTAGAGCGAGCCGGACATGATCTCGACCCGGACCAGCTCCATGACCCCCTGGCAATACTCCTTCCACGTCTCGATCGGATCGCGACCGCGGGTGGTGCCCGGGATGTACCAGTGCTCGAAGGCCAGATGGATGCCGGTTCCGAACCACAGCGGGAGCTTCTTCCGATTCGACTCCAGACCCTCTCGCCAGGCCCACCACCAACGTTGCGGATCTCGGGCACCGCTTGAAATCCTTCCGCTCGGAGCCGCGGAGCAGAGGAAGATCAGACGATGCCATTTAGATCACCTCCGTCCGTCACATGAGACCAGTCCTTGCCGGTCTTGATCCTGCTGATGGTCACCTGGTGGACTCCGTAATCGAGAGCGATGACCCTCTGGGCCTCGCCGTTTTTCAGCCGCCGTCGGATGACGGGGATGTCTTGCTCTGTGAGCTTCGCCAACCCGTGAGAAGAACCGAGGTGCCGATAGCTTCGAAGACGATCTCCTTGGTTGTCGTAGCGCATGTGACACGACCTGCACCGCGGCGAGTAGTCCTCATAGACGTCCAGACCGGTAGATCCGGACACCTGCGACCAGTCGACGGCCGGACCTCCGCAGTCGACGCAAGGGAACTGCGAAGCGGACCCCCGAGCTGCCCGAAGTCGCTGATGCCGAGCCGAGTAACTGGCCCGGCTTCCGGTCCAGTTGTGATGACCGTCCTCGCCAAGCACCCCTCTCGGCCGAGCCTTGCGCTCGGAACCGCGTAGAAGAGGCAAGTCAGTCGTCATCGTTCACAAGCCAGGTCTCGACCACGATCATCACGATGCGGTCCTTGTTCAGCGCGAACACGGTCCCCTTTTCGCCGGAGTTCCCCTCGGCGATCGGGCCGATGTTGTACCAGTCATCGTCCTTGGTGGTTCCGTCGACCTTCAGCGGGAGGACGTAGAGAAGACCCGGGACCGGGGTCCGCGGCTCCACCTCGTGCCCGATGACCTTGAAATGGTGTCCTCCGACACCGTTTTCGACGGTGACGGTTGAGAGGAGCGGCGAGACCCGGCCGATCAAGCCGGTGCTCCACTCCTGAACGCGGGGAGACAGGGACTTTTTGCCCATGTTAGTTTTCCTTTCCACAGCAGCGTCGTCGACGGTATCAGGTCATGCGGACAGGGGTGGGGTTCTCCCGACCGCAGTCCAGGCAGACCTTCACCCCGAGATGCACGACCCCGGCGGGTTCGCCGTTCACGGTCGCGGGGTTCGTGCGCAGGTATTTCACCTGGGTTCGGGGGTGTTTGCAGCGCCGGGATGCGCGGCGCTCGGCCCGGTTCACTGCGCCACCGGCGGGAACGCGCCGCGGAACACGTGCCAGACGAGCCCGCCGTCCCGGATCGTCGCGATGTGGGACTCCATCGCCATGTAGACGTTTTCGTACCCCGGCGACTCGCGTCCCTCTGGAACCGCCGTCGGATCGACACACCCTCGGATGCGATTCTCGTGCAGCGGGTGACCGGTCCCGCGGATCTCGATCGGAACGTACTCAAACGAGTCCGGGTGGGTCTCGACGATCATCCAAATGTCGAGAAGCCCGGAGGTTGGCTGCATCTGCGCATCGAGGATGCCGATGACGGTGGCGCCGACGACTTTGATCTGCTGGCTGTCGGTGACGGGGACGGTGAACTTCCAGATGGTTCTCATTTGTCTAATCCTTCAGGTAGAGAAAGGGTTTCGGCTAGCTGTTCGACTCTTTCGGCCAGCTCGGGGCTCTGTCGGCGCAGCTCCTCGATCTTGGTCTCGACGTCCCCGAGGAGCCAGGTGTTGCGTTTCCCGGGCTCCCCGTTCTTCTTGATCATCGGGCCGCTGACCGAGAAGTGAGTGAATCGTCGGATCGGGTCGTCTGGATGCCGCTTCCGGTAGGTCAATCGACTCACCTGAAGGCGCTCGGGTGCTAGGTCGCACCCATAGCTCCCTCGAAGTCGAGGTACGTCGTAGAGCCTGCACTCCACCGTGGTTCGGTGCGTCACGATCTTCATGCGGCCTTCTCTCGGGCGATGGGGGTGAGCAGCGAGCGCACGAAGTTGACGCCGCGCTGCCCGTCGATGATGAGCTTGGTCAGGCGCTCGCGGCCGCCGGAGACGAACGCGATGTTCTCCTCGACGGTCTCCAGCGTGCGGAGGTAGTGGATCGTGACCTGGTGTAGCCGGGAGACGCGGTGAATCCGGTCCTCCACCTGCTCCTGGTCGTCGGGAATCCAGGTCTCGTCGAGGAACACCAGGTCGTCGGCCGCGTCGAGGGTCAGCGACACACCACCGGCGTTGGTGTTGAGCAGGAACACCCGGGGGCCTCCGGCCTCCTGCCAGCGGTCCTTGTTCTCCTTCCGCTGGCTCTGCTTCACCCCGCCGGTGATCTTCAGGACCGGGATGCCGAGCTTCACCAGCTCGCGCTCGTACATGTCGAGGATCGCGGTGAACTGGCTGGCCACGACGACCTTGCGCTCCTGGCCTTCCTCGTCGGGTTCCATCGAGGTGTGCCGGTTGATCCCGAGGCCGTCGAGGAACTCGACCAGCCAGTCGAACTTCACCGACGGCATCTTCGGCAGGAAGCGGTAGGCCTCTTCACCCTCGGCGTCGAGGTAGGTCTCGACGTCGCCGTGGCAGATCGCAAACTGCTTCAGTCGGACCAGCTCGGCGAGCACGCCGTTGGCGGTCAGCACGCCGGACTCCAGGATCGTCTCGGCCTCGTCGCGGATCTCGGCGTAGGCCTTCGCCTGCTTCGGGCTCATCGTGAGCCAGTGGCCGATTGGGCTGTGCTCGTCGGTGGTGCCGTCGTCGTAGGGCAGCGCGGTCCCGGCGTAGAGCTTCGGCGGGAGTTCCGGGTAGACCTCGGCCTTCGTGCGGCGCAGCATGATCGGCGCGATGTCCTCGTAGAACATCTTCACCTTCGTCTCGTCGAGACCGGCGATCTCCATTTTCGACTTCTGGCCCTTGATGTCGCCGAGCACGTGGAACCACTGCTGAGCCCAGGACCAGTAGGCGTGGTACTTGTCCGGGTAGAGCCAGTTCAGGGTGCCCCAGAGGTTCTCCGGCTTCCCGCGGAACGGCGTCCCCGAGAGCGCGATCTTCAGGCCGTGCTCGGCGACCGGGATCATGCCCGCACCGGCGCGCACCTGGGTCTGGCTCTGGGGAGTCGCGGAGTGGCAGATCATGAACCGGTGGCTCTCGTCGGCGACGAACGCGCTCCACTCCCGCTCAAAGAGCGCGGGGTACTTGCGATCCCACCAGCCGGGCTCCTTGAACATGCCCATCTTGCCGGTGCGCTTGTGCTTGCGCCGGACCAGGCTCGGTTTGACCCACTCGGCGCGAAGCATCTCGATGTTCACGATGACCCACCGGCGGCGGTCGCCCGGCGGAGGGCCGAGCCGGTCGAGGATGTTCCGGCGCGCGGGCCCGGTCCCCATGACCGTGACGACCTCGTCGCCGGGCACCCAGGCCTCCAGCTCGTCGGGCCAGGTGGTTGCCACGGCGGCCGAGGGAGCCGCGACAAGGATGTCGCCGACGATCCCCGAGCTGATCACCGCGCCGAGGGTCTGGAGCGTCTTGCCCAGGCCCGGCTGGTCGGCCAGGAGCCCGCGGCGGGTGTGGGTGAGGAAGGCGATCCCGGCGCGCTGGTATGCGCGGGCCAGCTCGGCGATCTTCGGTGCGTGCTCGGCGACGGCCGGATCTAGTTCGGCGTCGCTGCTCGCGCTGGAGAAGTTCTTGATGTTCCCGAGCCGGTCGCTCTCCTCCCACGACCACTCGATGAGACCCTCGGATGTCAGCAGGTTGTCGCCGAAGACTCGGCGCAGCTCCTTGCAGTTCGTCAGGGTCAGCGGGAGAGAGCCACCACCGGCGTCGACACCGACAGCCCCAAGCTCTTTCAGCAGCTCACGGTATCGCTTGCTTCGAGCGGTGCCGGTCGGCCACCAGACGTCGATGGTGGAAGCGGAAGTGTCGTCATCGGCGAGTTCGACCCAGACGTGTCCGTCTCGCAGAGCGGCGATTCGCTCGGCGGCTGCTGGACTGTCGGATTCGAGTTCGATGGCTCCCACTGGATCTCCCCGTCGTTCATGACCTCGAACAGGTGTTCGAGCTTGCGGATGTAGCTTCTCTTGCTCTCGGCGCCGGTGAACTGGAGGCCTGCCCAGATCCCGTTCAGCCTGGTGATCTCGTGCGCGGTCTCGATTCCCCGGCGTGCGCACAGTTGCCGGACCGGGCACGATTCGCAGATCCGCATGGCCATCCGATCCTGCTCGCGCAGTTCCTCGCGACCCTCGGGACCGGTGCGCTGGCGCTCCTGCATGTCCGGGATGAAGGCGTCGCCGAGCCCGCCACACGCGGCGTCGGCGAGCCAGTTCTGGTGCTCATCGGGCTCCGGCGGGATCACGAACGCGGCGGCCGGTCGCGGCGGCCCGGATGCGGGCTTCGGCTGGCCCTTGGCTGGTCGGGGACCATTCAGGACGTTTGTCCCTCGGATGACGAGGGAGCCTCGACGGACCTTCACTCCTCGTCCATCCCGACGAACGCGGGCTCGCTGCGCTCGTGTTCGGAGTGGATGGGCACTCCGACCTCGGGATACCGGTTCTTGGCCTCCTGCTCGCTCTCAGCGCGCACGGAGAAGGTTGTGGTCTTGGTCTCCTGGACCTCGATCAGGTAGGTCTTCACTGGGTCTCCTTCGGGGCGGGCTTCTCGACCACCCATCGTCGTGTCATGAGTGTCTGATGGCATTTTGCGCACCCCAGGCCGTCGTAGATCCCGCCGATCCAGAACACGCTGACATCGATTAGCGGGCCGACGTGTCCGCAGTTGCAACAGTCGCCGTGCGGAGTCGCGACCAGATCGGACACGGATGATCCTCTCGTGCAGGGGTGACAGCCACGGTAGCGCGAGCTACAGGTGGTAGAAGTGGTTCGGGCTGACCAGGTAGTAGAACGACGGAATCCAGAGCAGGAAGCCGCCGAACAGGATGTGCAGGGTGGCCGAGTGGCCGCGCTGCACGCGGGTGTACTTGCTCATGATTCTCGCTCGTCCTTCCAGAACGGTTTGGCCCGCTCGTCGTCGTGCCAGATCTTGATCCCCTGGAGCACCTCGATCGGCATCGCCTCGATGATCTCGCGGACCTTCTTGTCGGTTCCGACCCCTCGCTGACCGAGAAAACCGAGGAAGGCTCGGATGTCGTCGCTGTAGGCCTTTTCAAGCCCTCGGCGCTCGATCTCTTCGGAGATCCCGGTGAGCACCATGTGCTCGGCCGTCCCGGCGACGTGCGCGTCCGGGTCCTCGGTCAAGCTCTGCTGGAGGACGTCGAGCGCCTCGTCGTCGAGCGAGGCGTAGTTGCTGGTCATCGCGGTACCTCCGATTGAGTGCCGTGGTTCTGGTTGTCGACGAGCCGATCTTCGGAGAGGAAGACCTGGTCGAGAATGACGTCTCGGCCATAGAGGGTGACCAGGTCGTAGTGCCGGAACGAGTACTCCTCGGCCGCACCGGCACCGACGTTCAGATGAACCTCCCCGCCGTCCATGCTGATCTGGCGCAGCTCGGCGATCACGATCTTGACCGACATCTCGTCCTGACCGAAGCGCTTCGGGAAGCGGATGTACCGGCCGATGTCGCGAGCCATCAACTCGCAAGCGTAGACCTGGACAGCACCGTCGCCGAGCGAGCGCGCAGGTTCCTGGCGGGCAACCCACCCACTACCTCGCGCCGTCGCCGCGGAGAGCGTGACGGAAGTGTCGTCATCGGCGTCCATCATATTGAGCTGGTACGCCATCCGGTCTCGGTCGGCGATCTTCTTGCGTGTTGCCATGTGTCAGCCGATCTTCTTGATGCGAGCGACCGCGACGGAACGGAAGCCGCCGCCGGTCTGGATGAAGTGGAGGATGCGCAGGTCTTCGCCGTTCTCCTCCGGGTCGAAATCCGCCGGGGTGATGTGCGGCGGGTACTTCTCGGCCGCGCCGTCGACAATCGCCGAGTCCAGCGCGCCGGACAGCGAGTTGAGCCACGAGATCTCGACCTTGTTGTTGGTCTTCCGGTTCACCCCGAGCTTGGTCAGGATTTCCTCCGAGGTCAGCGGGGAGGCTACGGCCGACCAGTTCCGGTGTGGGTTCGTGTGCTGCTGTCGGACCGCGGCGTAGGTGTCCTGCTGGCTCCATGTCGGATGGACGGCGTCCTTCGGCTTCGCCTTCTCCGCGGCGGCCTGGTGCCCCATGGCGTCTCTCGCCACGGCGCCGGGCTCGGCCTCGGGCACGATCCCGAAGTGCTCGGGGACGGTGCGCTGGTCCAGATGGGCGGCACTGTCGTCATCCTCGGTGGGCGGCACGGTCTCCCAGTGGGCGGCACCCTCGCTCACGCTATCCGTATGGGCGGCATCAGTGGGCGGCACGTCCTGGTGGGCGGCACTATGGGCGGCACTGGTGGGCGGCACTGCGTCGACGTCGGTGCCGTGGGTGAGCACGTGCTCGGTGAAGCCGTCGCCGACCGGCGCGTCGGCCGGGCCCACCACGCGGAACTCGTTCTCGATCACCTCGCGCACGTCGCCACTGTCGGGGTCCAGCACCCGCGTCACGCCGTCGTTGCCGGTGTAGCTGACCTGGTCGCGGTCGGTGTCCGGGTCGATCGCGTAGAAGGCCTTCAGCTCCTCCTGGTACTCCGCATCCAGCTCGCGGCGCAGGGTCACGAAGCCGAACTTGCGATTGACCTTCGGCGCGACGACGGGCTTCCAGCCGTAGTTCTTGGCGTGAGCGGTGATCTGCTCAGCGAGGTCGAGTGCATCCGCAGCTTCCTGCGACATCTCTTGGGGCATTTTTCCACCTTGTTATCGGGTAATACCTGCATATATAACGGCGAAATCGGGTAATCGGCTGTACCGGGGTACCGGGGTGGCGCGGCGCGGGGTGCGCGGGGCCTGGCGTGCGGGTCGCGTGGGTCGCTGCTGTCGAATGTGCGTGCGATCGAAAGTCTGTTCGATGTGATCGAAAGCCTGTTCGATCGAACGTGTGTTCGATGCCGGTTACTCTGTCGCCGTACTCCGTCCCGGTGGACGTTCACCGCTAGGCCGCGGTGGCTTCCTGCTCTAACCGGTGCGCGCTAACCCTGTCGCCCCGCTTCGCCGCTGTGTACTTGTCAACTGCCATCAATGTACCGGTTGACGTCAACCGGTGTCAACTCCAGCCGTGCCGGTGTGTCCGGCCGTGGTGCCTACTGTGCTCATGGGCCACACCCTACGGCATGTCAGCGCTGACACGCAACCCCTACATGCTCCAGCCGTGCCCTTAAATGCGACTTGACGTCAAACCTCACATGTGGTTACTGTGCTCTCACCGGGCCTGAAACGCTGGCCCGCAACACGAAAGGCCACACCATGAGCTACCGAAAGGTGTACGCACCCGACGACGCCGACATGCTGACCGAAGCGCTGGACCGCTTGCGGGAAATCCTTCCCCCGGGAAGTACCGTCGTGACGATCGTCAAGCATGTCACAGCGTCGGGTATGGGCCGGACGATTCAGCCGGTCACGGTGTACAACGGCGCCGTATTCGATCTGACCGGCTACGTCGCCCGCGTCGTCGGGTGGAAAGTCGACACCGACCGCGGCGGCGTTTACGTCCAGGGTTGCGGTATGGATATGGGTTTTCACCTCGTCTACACACTGGCCCGAACGATTTACGGCCACCTCACACCTGAGCAGATCCGCGACACCCGTCCCGGGGATAAGCTCCCCCACCCGTGGGAGTCGACGACAGACGCCGGTTACCTGCTCACTCACCGGGGGATCTGACCGACATGCTGACGACGCTTCTCACCGAAACCGTGATGACCGGCCGTCTAGACGTTGAAATCCGCTTGCCCGCCGTGCAAGCGCGCGGCGCGATGGCCACGGCCGCGGGGTATGCGTGGCAGATCATCGCCGACGACGACGCTGCTGGAGATCCCCGGGTGCGGGTGATCTGCCACGGTCGCCGGATCTCGGCTGTGTTCGATCGCTGGCAGTATCCCCGCGGCGGCGTCTACGCCGCCGTTGGCCGCGCCGGTGTGGCTGCACTGACCGGCGCGCGCACGGTATCGCTGGCCCACGTTCCCGCCGGGCCAGACATGTCGGGGTATGTCGGCCGGGCACCGGTCGCCGATAGCGCGCGGCCGTACGGCGACACACACGCACGGTTTTACGCCGTGACCGATCTCGAAATCTGAAAGGCTGGACCATGAGTCACTACGTTCACACGCTGACCGAAATCGAAACGGAGTGTGGGGTAACCCTCGACACCGTCGCGGCCGAACTGCCCCGGGTGGCCATCCGGGACAACGGCGCCGTGTGGATCTCGGCGGATCTGCCTCCGGCCGTCGCCGGTTCGGTTGCCCGCGCGGCCGTCGGCGGCCCTGTCCGGTTCTCTCATCTGTCTCTCGGCGCGACGATCGCCGTTTACTACCCCGCATAACCCGAAAGGCTTGTCATGCTGCACACCCTCACTCACCGCTTCGGATCTCGGACCGCTGGCCACACGGCGCGAACGTGCGTCATCTTCCAGCGATCGGGATACGGCCACGCCACGCCGAAAGTCGCCGACGACGCTGGAGGTCGGTTCGGCGGTCAGCCGATACCGTGGTTTCACGTCGCCGGGGATGGCCGCGGGCCGAACGTCGATCGCTCCAGGTGGCTCGGCTTCTACACACCGGCCGGGGCACGTAATGCGCTGGCAGAACTGCGCAACCGGGCCACGCATTCCCGACAGCGGCCGTCGGCGGGTGAGATCATCACCGACCCGCTGGCCTTGCACGTTCACGACGACGGCGCCACGCGCGTAACCGTCGACTGGAGATCCCGCGACGGTGTCGAGTATTTCGATGATCTCGTGGTGATCGACTTCGCGCGGTCCGGTTTCGTCCACCACAACGGCGTTGTGGAAGTCGGGAATGCGCTGGAGTACCTGAGCAGGATCGACAACGCCGCGCGACGTGAACCGGGATACCCCGAAATCCGCTGGAGCGCTGGCCACGACAACGCCGGATGGATCGACACCGGCGACGTCTGGTCAGACGGCCGATTGATCTCGTCGGTCGTCCGGTGCGGGGAATGCGGCCGCTCGTGGGACGACGCCATCGCGACGAGCTGGACACCGACACCGTCGGGCCGGTGCCCTTTCGAGTACGACCATGGCCGCTCACTCGTGGCCATGTACACCTGAGATCGACTGACACGAAAGGCAATAGAGATATGCGCATCACTACCCCCGACGGCCGGATCCTCGGGCACGTAACACTCACCGGCGACGACGTCGCCACGCTGGCCGCGGGTGTGGCCGACACCGTCGACGACCGTGCCCGGCGATTGATCGCCGACACCCGGCGCGCGGCCATCGCTTCGGCGGGTGGCTGGACACCCGGCCCGCGCCGACAGACAACGCCGCTGGAGGTACCCGACCGGCCGCGCCGTCGGCGGCCGTGGTGGCTGTATCTCGTCGGTGTGCTCGTGGCCGTCGGTGTGCTCGTGGCCATCGCCGACGGCGACGACGCTGCACCGATCTCGGCACCGTCGGCGGGTACGACGACGATCGCACCGCAACCGATCAACGCGCCGCGGGCCATCCCCGGGCCGGATGGATCGATCGTTATCGGATCGACGGTCGTCGACAACGTCTATCGGGACGGTTCACCGTTGCGTAAGCGCTTCGCTGCTTCGCTCATCGCCGACGGCGTCGCCGGGACGGTCGGAACGGAGCTGGACGCCAACGTGCGCGCGGGGATCGCCTTCTGTCACGCGATGGCCCGCGGCGACTTGCACGCTATGCGGCAGATGGCCGTTGTGACCGGTACGGCGGCCGGTGCCGAAAGCTACGGTGTCGGCAAACAGCAACGCGCGATAGTCACTGGAGCGCTGGCCGCATTGTGCCCGGCGTTGTAGCGCTTGACGTCAACCCTCACATGCCGTAACGTCATCGGTGTCAGCAGGAAACCCACACCGAAAGGCCCCGTCATGTTCGATCGCATTGCCGCCAACCTCGAAACCATCACTCGCGTCCAGGCCGCGGCCGGTCTGACCGCAAAAGAACGCAACGTTGCCGGTCCGGCGGTGATGGACGCACGCGAAGCATCACGCAACGGCTGGACGATCACACATCTCAGCCCGTATGCGCTGGCCGTCGTCGACGCCGACGGCGACACGCTGACCGCGGAGTACATCCGGGCCACCAACGGCGTACTGACCGCTCATATGACGATCGGCGGCCGTCGACGTCAGATCACTCACAAGCATGACTATTCACTTCGTGAGCAGGTCCGTTCGATCATCGTCGCGCGCTAACCGATCTCGGCACCGGCGTCGACGTGGCGCCGGTGCCATCCTTCCCGACCTACCCCGACCTACCTCGAAAGGCTCCAGCCATGAAACTGCACACCGACACGCTGACGATCTCGGATCTGTACGACGCCGTCGATTTCGTAAATGAGCACATCATCCGCGACGTGACACACCGGCCGATCGTCCCGGTTGGCCTACACCGCGACTCGCAGCACAACAGCCGGTCACGGCGCCGATCGTTCGATGTGATCCTGACCGGCGACGCCTCCAGCCGCATCAATACCGGTTGGCGCGGCGGCCCGGCCAATGAGCCACACGCGGCGACGTGGGATCAATGGGGTGCCTTCCTGTCGCGGCTATTCGACGCCGACGACACGCTGACCATTCCCGGGACCTACGTCGACGCTGACCACTTCCGATGGGCCACGTGCGAGCACTACAGCCCGGTAATCGGTCTGGCACCGGGTGCGCACTATCACCGGCGCCACGGCTGGACGCCGGTCGGTCACTCGGCGGGTGGCAGTTACGGCGTGTGGGTATGCGGCGACGGCGCGAAAGTCGGTCGCGACAGTTGCGGCGCGGGTATGCGGCGGCTGTACACCCGACGCTCGTGGGCAGACGTTCGCGAAGGATGGAAGGCCCTCAACTCGTGATCCGCGCGGCCGAACGGCGCGCGCTGGCCCGCATCACCGCCGACGCACTATCCGGCGTCGTGCGCATCCCCAACGGCACACCGGCCTACTTCCAGGCACTAGCAGAACTGCACACGGCACGCGCACACCGGCGCGCGCTGACACCGACGAAAGGATCGAAACCATGAGCAGCACACCGAAGCGCAGCGGGCCCGATTGGATCACCCGAGACGCCGAATTGATCGGGATGGACGTCGACGAATACCGGACGGCCACGGCACTAGAAGCGGCGTGTGGACCGGGCCACGCCGTGACCTACATCGATCGTGTTCGGTCGATCGTCGACGGTTACCTCATGGCGTTGATCTGGACACAGTTCACCGATCACGACCCCCGCGAAGACGCCACACTGATGGATGTCGGTTACACCATCGATGATGTCGACGACGCCACGCGCGGCCGGATCACCGCCGAAGTGATGGCGATCATCACCGCACACCCGTTGGCCGTGCGCATGTACGCCGCACAACGTCGCTACAACGCCGGGGATGGCAACGTGTGGGAACACTTCGGCCATGATTTCCTGCTCACCCGGGACGGCCACGGCGCCGGTTTCTGGGATCGTGGCCTAGGGGATCTCGGCGACTACCTGACGACGATCGCGGACGGCTACGGCGACCATGACGAGCTGTATCCGGCGACGATCGGCGGCCGCGACGTACTGACCGACGGCGCGGAGTAACCGATCTGACAACACGTGTTCTCACATAGTGCCCCGACGCTGGCAACGGCGCCGGGGCACTAGTGTATTGACGTCAACACTTACATGCCGTAATGTCTCTCGTGTCAGCAGGAAACACTACGAAAGGCCACGTCATGAGCTTCATCACCACTATCGGACCGGTTGCCCCTACCGTCGTCGACTCCATCCGCGCCGAGATCGTCGCCGCCGATCGCGCGTACTCGAATAGCCTGGACACCCGGGTGCGCTGGAGCAATTTGGTTGCGGCCTACCGGACCGCCTACGCCGCGGCCGTCGACGCCGCCAACTCACTCGCACCCGGCGCCGACGATCTCGTCGACGAGCTGGAGCGCTGGAGCGAAGAGATGGACGTCCAGCTAGCGTGGCCGCTCACCATGGGGATGGTGTACCGGGCACTGGCCGCCGATGAGCGGATCACCGATCTGACGCTGCACACGGCCGCCACCGGCGCGCGGTGGATCGCTATCGACGTCGACGATAACGGCACGTTCGATGGATGGATCGACGCGGCGCCGTCCGACCCCGGCGCGGTCGTCGTCCGCGGTCTCGGCTCACTCCAGGATCGACGGTTCATCGCTGAGACGCTGGCCGATCTCGTCGACTACGTCGCGGGCCGGTTGGCCATCTGACAACGCCGGTAGTCGGTTGCCCCGGTCGGCGGTCAGCGGGCCGGGGCAAGCTCGTGTTGACACCAACTCTTACTTGCCGTAATGTCTCTCTTGTCAGACACCGACACCGACGAAAGGCCCGACAATGTACCTGCTCCAGACCGCAACCGAGACCGTCGCCTACGCCACTTACGAGCTGGCCCGCGCCGCTCAGCTCGCACACCCGGACCGCGCCGGATCGTCCATCACCCCGGCCTGACCGGCCGGGCCGGGTGGCCGCTGCACCGGCGGCCACCCGCACACCCTCACATCTGACCACAACCGTAGTCAGATCGGTTATCCCCGAAAGGATTTCAGCCATGAAAGAAACCGGCAACGCTCCAGCGGCCACGCGGCAACCGATGGCCCGGCACCGGCGGGCCACGCACACCTACCGGGACACGCTCATCGGGCCGAATAAGATCCCGATCACCCGCGGCTACACCGGCGCGTACGTCTGGAGCAGGTGTCACGACGACACGCACCACGGCCACGTTTCACGGCGGCCCGGCCGAAGCGCTAGCCCAACTGGACGCCGCGCGCATCGCACTATCGGCCTGCTTCAGCACGCGCGGCCATCCGGTCGCCTCACTTTCGGCCGTCCGACGAAAGCTCGTCGCGGCGCGGGATGGCCAGCGATGAGCGGCCACGAGGACACCGGCCCGCTCGTCAAGCCACTACCGGCGACCGGGCTGTATCGAGCGATGGATAGCGGCCATCGCAACCGGCACGGCCACGGCCTACTCGCACACCTGGAGTCGACCGACGGCGGCGCGTTGTGGTCTGTCGTGACCGACTGTTGCCGTCCGGCCGCTGACTGACGATCTGCCACGAGATCCCCGGGACACCCTCACACGGTGCCCGGGGATCTCTGCTGTGTACGTGGCGGCCGTCTGGCGGCCGTTGGCATGTGCTCTCGTCGGTGTCTCGTCGGGGTGTCGGCGGGATCTCGTGTCGGCGCGCGTGTGCGGGTAGGGGTGTCCAGGGATAGGGGTCTCTCAGGACACTCGAATATGTGTTCGACGATTTTTTGAAACGTTTCAATTTTCTGCCATAGGGAAGGCCCTAGGGGATATGTATATGAATGGAAAGATTTATTTACGTGGATTTATTTATGTGTGCAGATGGGTATATGTGGGGATATATAAGGGGATGGGGTAGGGGTCTTATATAGGGGTATATGTGAGCAATTGATTAATATATGCATATCTATTTATATATTCATAATAAATGTTGAGAGAATAAATTATTGAAACGTTTCAATTGACGCCAATAGATACATGCATGTGCATTGATTGATATGTGTATTCCCATTCATTCATTCATTCATCAATATGACCATGGGGTAGGGGTGTCCAGCGCTGTAATCCGTTGCGACGGCGATACATAGGGGGATGGCATGACATCGATGTGTGACGAGAGGAACGATCGGCGGTGTGCAGCGGTGCGACGATATCGGTTGTGCGCCTGCACATGTGGCGTGGCGTGTGACTGGTGGGACATGGCCGTATCGGTGGCTCAGATGGACGTGTGCGGCGTGTGCTGTGCTCGTGGTGTGTCGGTGTGGATCTCGGCGTACGGCGGCGTGTGCGTGTCCCTGAGCTGGCAGTATGGCGTGGCGTGGACGACGGACACCCCGGGGGTCTACCCCTCCCCCGGCCTGACGACCGGGGGCCCGCCGCGTAC